AATTAGAAATAGATCGAGATGTAGGAGGATCTCGAAATATACTAATAAAGAACTTAAAAATATAATCCTTAGCAATAAGGCCCTACGCTAGGGGAAATATAGTTTTCACTATATTTAGTAAAGCGGAGTGTACAATACGATGAATTCTAATCAATCTATAAGAAGTTATTGTTTTGATGATGTTGTAGTAAGAAATTGTTCTTATTCTACAGATAAACATTATATTGGAAGCATGTGTTTTGATTCAAATAATTGGAAATTTAGACTATGGATGTACTAGATATTTTATAACTTATAAATAAGTTATAAAATATTTTTCAGCTTAATTTCTCCCATAGTCTACCATATCTTATTATATCCATTTTATTAATTTTAAATATAGGAGATTCGTTTGATAAAGAGGTTATATGTGGTAATTGTTTAAAAACCATATCAACATTATTTTTATTTATATGTCCAGTTTCATCCAAAGTATAATATCCTAAAACATACGCTACAGGATTTTTATAACCTGGTTTATTTACTTTATTTATACTATCAATTATATGATTTCTTGTATAATTGGTAACAAAATAAATTTCTTTTTCCAAAAGTTTTCCAAATACAGCATCAACTAAAGTATAAAATTGTTCTGTAGAATTTTTATCTTTAAATTTAATAGTTCTCAAAACATTAATAAAAACATCTCCTGGAGTAGTTCTTAAATGAGCATTAATTTCTGCTTCCATATTATAGTGTTCTTCATCATAATCCATTTTATTAATTATAAATAAAATTTAAATATCTTTTATTTTGGAATTTCAGTAGTAGTAGACTGTTTTTGTTTTATTTTATTTTGTAGAATATCTATTTGTTCATCGAATTCTTTATTTATTTTTTCTTCTTCAAGTTCCTGTTTCTTTTTTAAAATTAAATTAGTAAGAAAATGTGGATATGAATTTACAATATTATTATAAGATTTTGAACATCCATAAAGATTATTTTGTAAATAATATTTTGAATTGATATCGTGAGTATCGATATCATAAATTTTAATTTTCCCATCTTTTGTGTACGGATCCGAATATTTATAATTACTTGTTAAAGAATTATTATACATATCACATGTTTTTTTTAAAGTAGAGTATGACATTATTATTTATTATTATTAAGAAATTATTGTTATTAAAATAAGTTTTAAAAATAAATTTATATAGATATAAATGAGTAATAATCGATATATAGAATTTAGTTCAACATACAGAAACAGAAATATTTGGCCTTTATCTTCAGAATTTGAAATTCCTATATCTCAAAGTGGAAGAAATAATGAAACTGATGCTGTCGATCCAGTGAGCGATTCAATGCCTATTTTTGCGTGGACATCTAATAATTTATTAGTAGGAGTTGTTCCAAGTAGTATAATTCCTACAGCAGGAACTGCAACTGTAGTAAGTCCTGGAGGTGTTGATAGACTTGGTTATAGTTCTGATACAAGTACTTTTATTATTGTTACCAGTGAAGAACCACAACAATTAAAAAATTATTATGCAGGATTAATTATAAATGATGATAATATAAATAACTCTGCTATAAGAAGAATTTTGTTTTCATTATATTTGGGTTTAGACAGTTCTGGTTTATATAGAACACAAATCACTTTATTAGGAGGATTTTCAGATACTTTTACTTTTGGAGATAATATTTTTATTCATGATCCAACAGATTTTACAGATCCAAACACTCCATTAATTTGGATTCCAACTGGACCATATCAAGAAAATGCTTTTAATGGTCATATTTTATATAATGAAACTATTAATCAATATAGACCTATTTTAAATTATGATAATGCTGTAAATATGTTAACTTTAGATACAAGCGGAAATAGTACATCTACTGATTCTAGTGGACCCATTATAGTTGGTGGTGCTGGTAATTGGAATACCACAGATAATTTTTCTATTAGAAAACAAGCTCCGGTATTTTATCCTATTTTAGGAAATCCTACAAATCCTTTAACTGTTGTTTCAAGTACTGCAAATACTGTAACAGTTAATTGTTTACCTGGATTATCGGAAACTAAAGATTATTATAAAAATTATTTTTTAAGAATACAACCTTATTCCGGAGGTGTTAGTATTTACAATTGGAATCCAACACCTTCAAATAATAAAGGTTATAGAATTATATCTTCTTACAGAATACCAGAAGATACAACTTTACCTTGTACTGGTATAGGGTTTAAATTATCTCCTGGATTATTTTCTACTCCTGTAGTAAATACTCCTTTAGAATTATTACCATTTTCATATGATAATTTTAATCCATTTGTATATACTGGTTCTCTAGTGTCACAACAAGAAATGGTTTGTTATGAACTACAATTAACAAGTTTAACATTACCAAATGCAGTTTTAAAAACTGGGTACGGTGGAAGAATAGCTTTTTATCCATTTGTTTATGTTCAAATATCAAATGTTTCTGCAACAGGATCTGGTTTAAGAAATATAATATATTCGAATAATCCTAATAGCACTAATGCAATATTTAGAGCACCTATTTATGATGTTCAAAATCCTTTAAGTACTCCTTTTGTAAGAATTGATGCATCTGGTATGACTCAAACAATAAAATTTAAACCAAATGATAATTTATATTTTAGAGTAACTTTGCCAAATGGAGATAGTTTTGATACAGTTTTAGATGAATATTTTTCTCCATCTGCACCTAATCCTCTAGGACAGGTGACTGCTTTATTTAGTTTTAGAAGAGTTTAAAAATATTTTAAAAATAAATTATATAGATATAAATGAGTAGTATTAGATATTTAGAATTTAGTTCATTATATAGAAATAGATATATTTGGCCTTTAGCTTCAGAATTTGAAATTCCAATTGCACAAAGTGGAAGAAATAATGAAATTGATGCTATAGATCCTGTAAGTAATTCAATGCCTATTTTTGCATGGACATCTAATAATTTAGTTATTGGTGGTTCATCTCAAACAATAGGTGCTCCAACTATAGTAGATAATACATTTCCTATACAATATAGTACAGATAGTACTGTATTCGTTATTAGTACGACTTTACAATTACAACAATTAAAAAATTATTATAGAGGTTTAATAGTTACCGATACATCAGGTATTAATAATGTTTATAGAAGAATTGCAGAATATAAATATTTAGGATCTTATATAAGCGGTGGTAATACATATTATAGAGCTCAAATAATTACATTTAATCCATTTGCAGATGACTTTATTCCTGGTAATACTTTAGTAATAGAGGACCCAACAGATTTTGCAGATCCAAATTTTCCTTTAATATGGGTACCAGTAGGACCTATTCAAGAAAATGCTTTTAACGGATGTATTTTATATAATGAAACTATTAATCAATATAGACCTATTTTATCGTATGAAACTATCACAAATATATTAACTTTAGATACAAGTGGAAGTAGTATATCTACTGATTCTAGTGGACCCATTACAGTTGGTGGTGCTGGTAATTGGAATACTACAGATAATTTTTCTATTAGAAAACAAGTTCCAGTATTTTATCCTATTCTAGGAAATCCTACAAATCCTTTAACTGTTGTTTCAACCACTGTAAATACTATAACAGTTAACTGTTTACCTGGATTATCGGAAACTAAAGATTATTATAAAAATTATTTTTTAAGAATACAACCTTATTCTGGAGGTGTTAGTATTTATAATTGGAATCCAGTACCTTCAAATAATAAAGGCTATAGAATTATATCGTCTTACAGAATACCGGAAGATATAACTTTGCCATGTACTGGTATAGTATTTAAATTATATCCATCATTATCAACAATACCAGGTATAAATACACCTTTAGAAATATTACCATTTTCATATGATAACTTTAATCCATTTGTATATACAGGTTCTCTAGTATCACAACAAGAAATGGTTTGTTATGAGGTTAGATTAACTCATATAACAATGCCAAATAATACACTAATAACTGGAAATGGTGGTAGAGCATCTAACTATCCATATATGTATGTTGTTTTATCGAATGTTTCATCTGCAAGTAGTAGATTAAAAAATATAATATATTCAAATAATCCTAATGCTGTAAGTGCAATATTTAGAGTGCAGATATATGATATACAAAGTCCATTGAGTACGCCTTTTGTACGTATAAGTGGAGATTCTGTACCTCAAATAATAAAATTTAAACCAAATGATAATCTGTATTTTAGGTTAACATTGCCTAATGGTGAATTATTCCAAACTATATTAGTAGAAAAATTTTCACCCTCAGCACCAAATCCTTTAGCTCAAATAACTGCTTTATTTAGTTTTAAAAGAATAGATTAAATAAATTTAAAATTAAAATTGAAAAATTAGTTTATAATATTAAAATAAATATTATAAATGATTAATATTATACTTGCTGTAGATTCTAATAATGGAATAGGATGTGGAGGAGTTCTTCCATGGAACATTCCTGAGGAACTTAAGATTTTTAAACAAAAAACTTTAGATTCGATAGTTATTGTTGGACGTAAAACTCTTGAAAAAATTCCAAAATTAAAAGATAGAACTATATATTGTATTTCTAATAAAATTAATACTCGAACAGACAACGATTTTATTTATTTATTTCAGAATATAGAAGAAGCTGTACGACAAGCTAAAAATTTATCAAAAATATCCGGAAAAGAAATATTTGTTATAGGAGGTAATCAAATATATGATTATTTTTTTAAGAATTATAAAGACGAACTTATAGTTCATATTTCTTTTATTAAAAATTATTTTACATGTGATACTTTTTTTAATCCAAATAATTTAAAAGATTTTTATATTACAAAAGAAGATGAATATGAACTTTTTACACATTATGAAATGAAATATCAAAAATATGGAGAAAGACAATATATAAATCTTATTAAAGATATTATCGAAAATGGAGAAAGACGTAAAACTCGTAATGCGGAAACTTTTTCGGATTTTTGTAAACATTTGAAGTTTGATTTAAGAGACGGTTTCCATCTTTTGACAACAAAAAAGATGTTTTTAAAAGGTATTATTGAAGAACTTTTGTTTTTTATAAGAGGGGATACACAAAGTAAAAAATTAGAAGAAAAAGGAATAAATATTTGGAAAGGTAATACAAACAGAGAATTTTTAGATTCTAATGGTTTTAAAGAACGAGAAGAAGGAGAGATGGGACCAATGTATGGTTATCAATGGAGACGTTTTAACTCGATTTCTAGTGAAAATGAAAAATATGATTTGCAAAATAGTAAATATATAGATTTTATTTATAAATCATATCATAAAGATCAGGCGTCTTATCAAAGTGGAAAAGTTACATCTATCGATTTTAACATAGATCAATTAAAATTTGTAATTAATGAAATTAAAACAAATCCATCTTCAAGAAGAATTTTAATGACATCTTTTAATCCATCACAAGTAAAACATGGAGTTTTATGGCCATGTCATTCTATAACAATCCAATTCTATGTACAAGATGGATATTTGGATATGTTTTGTTATAATCGTAGTTCTGATATAGGTTTAGGTTTACCTTTTAACATTGCGAGTTCATCTTTACTTTTAATTATAATTGCAAAATTAACAAATCTGATTCCAAGATATTTTAATTTGAGTTTAGGAGATGCTCATATTTACTCAAATCATGTAAAACCTTTAGTTGAACAAATTCAAAGAATTCCTTATGCATCACCAAAAATTATATTACCAGAATTCAAAACTTTAGAAGAAGTAGAAAACCTTAGTTCTGTTGATTTTAAATTGATAGAATATAAAAATTATCCAACAATTAAAATGGATATGATAGCTTAAAATCAAATATTTACATAATATATATAATTAGACTAACTAAATATTATTTTTTAATATAATCCGTTTATTTTTAAATATTATTTTTCTTAACCTAATAATCAGGTTAAGAAAAATTTTATATCGTAAATTTACATCACATTGATACTAAAAATTAATAAAAATTTTATAAATAAAAATATATAATAAAATGAAAAAAGAAAATAAAATTTCATTTTATGTTCTAATGCCAACTATGAGCAAATTATTTCCATTGATTATATCATCAGATGATATAGAATATAACAAAGATGTCGAAGTAGAAATTTTTGATAAAAATGAAAGTTATTATACAGTATTACACCTAGGGGATTTAAATAGTATTTTTATTACGAAAATACACGAAATTACAAAAGTTTCAGATATTAATATTTTATCTACTATTGTTGTAATAAAAAAATCATATAAATGGATAAATAAAAAATTAAAGGTACTATATTTTGAATATACTATAAATGAAGATATAAATTGTGAATATTTTGTTTCATATGATGCAACTAAAAATGAATTATTGTACACTCCGAAAACATTAAAAGATATATTTTAACCTAGTATCTATTTTTCATTTTAATAAATTTGCTTAATACTTAATTTAATGCTTATTATTACCATTGTTTATAACTTTACATATAACATTTATATATGTATCAGAACACGTTGAACTTAGTTTTGACAAATTTAAAATATAAAAATTATCCAACAATTAAAAATGAATATGATAGCTTAAAATATATTAAATTTTTATAGTTGTTTTTAACTATAAAAATTTAGATATTATCCAGGTAAATATTAGTCCCACAATAAAACTTGCAATTATTATAACCCATAATGGTATAGGAAAACTTACTATTTCAGTTGTAGGTATTGGTGGTTGGGTTTCTTCACCTCCTTTTACTTTTTCTGTTTCAGGTGGTGTTGTAGGAATAGTTTCTATTTCATCTGGACTTATTGGTGAAAATGTATATGGATTTATTGGTATAAATGTATATGGCCAACTCATTTTTATTTAAATAAAAAAATTTATTTACAATATTTTAAATATAATTCTGGAATAGGTTTGGAAAAACCTAATCTATTTAAATTTTGTATTGCCTCTGCTGCAGCTTTTTGTTCTGAATCTGGTTTTTTAGCCGCTACTCCTGTACCTAATAATTGTGTTGTGCCTCCATAAATTCTATAGATCTTAAATGTTGTTAGTTTTTCTTCTTTATTGAATTCCTTTTTTTGCGTTCCAATCTTATCTTTAAAATAATCAAAAATTTCTTTAAGACGTGTTATTGGATCGTATAGATCTTCATATTTTAAAGATATAGTCATTGAATCAAAAATACTTGATAATATGTCATAGACTATTGCGTATCCAACACCTTGTCTAATTTTATTATCAAGTATAAATGCAGTTGCACCTATAAAAGCCTCTAAAGTATCTTCGATAAGGTCTTTTTTTTCTCTCATTCTTTCTTCTTCTGTTGCTGTTATAAAAGGCCAAAAACCTAAATTATCTCCTATTGAAAAGAATGATGCTCTAGCACCATAATTTATTTTTAAACGAGCGACTATTTTAACTGCTTCCGGACATTGTAATTGTGGAAATCGTCTATACATGTACCAGATTATAAATGATCCTGCTAAAACATCTCCAAGTTGTTCGTATACTTCATAATTATTATCTGGATTTGCAGTATTTGAAGTAAAAACATCATTATATATTTTTAAACTTTCGTCATCCATTAAAAGTTTAATATAATGATCTTTAAGTTTTCCTCTTTTTAACAAGCTTAAAATAAGTTCTTTAAAATCTTCACCCCTTGATCCATAGTAAATTGTATATTCATTATTCGTCATAATATTAGGATTAAAATATGCCATACCCTTGTTTTATTTATAAAAGTCTTTTAAAATTTCATTTTTTTATTAATATTTTAAGTATAAATAAATAAATTGATTTTTTAATTTAATTTTCCATTTAAAATAAATGGAACCCAATAATAACGAAGATTTTATTGATTATCAAGAACCTCAAATTGATGATTCGTTTAATAGAATAGTTCATGATATATTTACAAATTCTTTATCTATAGAAAATCAAAATAACTTTAATTATATTTCTTCATTCCTTAATACATATTCAAATATTTTTCTTGAAGAATTTCAAGAAGAACAAGAACAAGTAGTTGAAGAATTTCAAGAACAAGAACAAGAACAATATAATTTTAATTTATTTAATTTATTTAATCCATTTTTTCCATTAACGGATATTATTGATCCTATCGAGACTATACTACAAGAAAGTTTTGAAATAAATCAACAAAATAGTGGGTTAGAAAAAACAAACCATATTATAACGATAAATTCCCAAAGATATTCTTATTTGGCTGATAATATTAAATCTGAAAATAAAAGTTGTTCTATATGTATTGTTGATTTTGAAAATGATGATATGATTTCTATTACAAATTGTAATCATATTTATCATACAGACTGTATAAAAGAATGGGGAAAATATAAAACTGAATGTCCTATATGTAGAGAACCTTTAGAATAAAAAGTTTTTAATTTATTTTATTATATAATAAAGTATGAGTATATTTGAAAAATTTAAAAATCTAGTTAAAAAAGATCTGTACTTACCATTTATGATTGCAAGTTTTATTTTTATAATGATGGTTGGAATGTTTCATATATGTACTAAAAAAACTGGTACATGGTCTAAATACTTTTTTGTACCAGATGCTGGTTATCAATCGTTAGATACACCAAAAAGAAAAAAAGATAGTAGTGGAGAACTTGAATGTAGACGAGTATTAGAACAAATTTTTAAAGTACCTTTTGGTAAAGCAAGACCAAATTTTTTATCAAATCCGGTAACAGGTGGCAATTTTAATTTAGAACTAGATTGTTACAATCCAGAATTGAATTTAGCGGTTGAATACAACGGTCAACAACATTATAAATTTATACCGTTCTTTCATAAAAATAAAGAAGCATTCCAAAATCAAAAATATAGAGATGAATTAAAAAGAAGAATGTGTAAAGAAAATATGATCACTTTAATTGAAATACCTTATACTGTTAAAACTGAAAATATTAAAAAAAATTTAATACAAGAACTTTTTAAAAGAGGATATATTGTTAGTTGATATAAATTTCAAGATAAAATCTTTAGATTAATTTTAAAGTTATAATAACTTTAAAATTATAGACATCATGTTAACCTTGAAAATAAAGATTCTAAAACCCGATGTTTTAAATCTTCAAGGATGTAAAAGTGTTTTAAAGTCATAATATTAAAATATAAAATGTCGTCAGTATTAGATAATCCATCATTTTATATTTCTATTTTTTCATCCATATGTTTTGTAACAAGTGAGATATTACCATTTTTACCTGTAAAAGGTAATGGAATAATCCATGCAATTTTAGAATGTTTAAGTAGTTATAATAAAAATAAAGAAACAACCGAAAATCCAATCAACAATGATATTGAAAATAAGTTAGATCAAGTTCTAGAAAAACTAGACAAAATACACGGTGAAATTTAAAAACAATTCATTCAAGTGTTTGTAAACTAATTGAACATCTGAATACTATTTGTTGAAAAAATTAATTGTCGGTTTTAGAATTCTCAAAAAATTCTTCGGGAATCCAAGGATCATAAAAAGAAAAAATGTCATCTTGTGGTTCGATTTCAGAAATTCTATCGTAATCTACCAAAGGAGGTATTTCATCGTCTATTAAATCTGGCATTTCATCATAATCTATCAAAGGATGCATTTCATCGTCTATTAAATCTGGCATTTCATCATAATCTATCAAAGGCGGCATTTCATCATCTATTAAATAAAAAGATTCATTATCATATTCATATTCATATTCTTCAATAATATTATTAAAATTAATAGGTGCGCACATATTTTGATTTTATTAGTATGATTGTATAAATTTTCAATTTTAATATAGAGATGTTAATTACGTTTTAATTTTAAAGTTATTAACTATTTAAAAATAAAAATTTTAATATAAATAAGATGTTTAATATAAATAAGATTTTAAGAAATAATTTTTCAACAAAAGTATTTCGCCCTCTAATTTTTTTTAATCTAGAAAGAAGAAATTCTGTACGAGAATGGAAAGAAATAGATAAAAACACTTTAAAATTAAGATGTTATGATTGTTTATATGTTCATACTTTAGGTGATGAAAATAAACCTATTGGTATAGATCCTGATGGTGGTCCTTTTATTAAGGTAGGACAAACTGTTAATGTAAATGGAAATAAATATGAAATAAGTGAAATAGGTTCTACAAAAAATATAGAAGTTATAGATATAAATTTTAAAGTAAAACCATTAGAATAATTTTAAAGTTACATTAACTTTAAAATTCTATATACGGGGCAGAAGGTAATTCATATTGAATATACTCAGTTGATTTTTTATATTCTGTTGATATAAATAGTACATTAGTTAAATTTGTCATTTCATATTCTAAAATATCTATCCTTTTTTGCAATCTAAATGTTTTTTCATACATATAATAAAATAGTGCACAAGATAAAAGAAATGTGTACATTTATTTCATTAAACAAATTTTTTATTTTATTTTGTAAATTATGTTTTTTAAACTTTTAATTACGTTATGACATTTTATTACTTAATTTGTTTATCAAATATTTGAAAATAATAAATATTTGAAGGTTTCCAATCGTCTTTCAATTTTGATAAATTTTCTTCTATAGTATAAGATAGTATCTTATTTTTTTAATAATCTCTTTATGTTTGACTAAAATCTTACATATTTTATCTAAATATTTTTGACATGTATAAATATCTTCTGTCATATCTAATAAAAAAATATAATAATCTAAAATATATAGTAAAAATTTATTTCTAAAATAAAAAGTATCATTACGTGTAAGTGGTTTATTGTGTTTAAGTTTTATTTTACAAATAGGACAAAATATCTCACCATAAATACTTAAATCGATATATGAATTATTCCGTTCTATTTCACCTATAATTTTAAAATTTTTATTTATATATTCGTAAAAGCATTTTTTATGAGCATAACATCTACATGTATTACACACTCTTTCTGATGTTTCTTCTAAACAAATAAAACACGACTCTTTATCTTCCATAATTATACTTATAATATTTTTTTAAATATTAATTCACTTTTTAATTTTAAAATTAAAATTAAAAATATATTTAAGTATTTATTAATATTCTGAATTAATATTTTCTTTTCTAGATCCTTTTTTTCTATCTTCTTGTTTATTTTTTATAGCATTTCTAAGTCTTAAGGATGGTGGAATAATATCATTTTTTTCTTTTTCTTTATCTTTTTTAGATCCCTTTCTTTTATGTTTTGGACTATCATCAGATGAAGAAGAGCTAACACTTTCATTATCAGTATCTTCGTCCGAAGAACTATCGGAATCAGAACCAGAATCCGATCTTAAATCTTCCTCATCTATATCTTCGTTGTCGATAAATTCATCAATACCACCATATGCTAATAAATCATTTACCTTACGTATTTTCTTCTTATTTTTATCTTTTCTATTAAATCCAAAATCAATTCTTTTTAAAACACCATCAAATTTGCGATGAAACGATGTTGCATTTAAATCTAACTTAGACATTTCTTTTGCAGTTTGAGCAGAAACATGATGTTCTAAATCAAGATCGAATGTATTATATTCATCTAAAATATACCATTCGACATCTTCTAATTGTCTTTGTAAATGAGATAAATTTTCTTCATTTCCTTCTACTTTAATAAAATAATACCAAGATTCAAATTCTTCTCCAGAAGTTTCCATCAAAACTGCATAATTTACAGAAGTCTCACTTGTTGAGACTACAGGAGATAGAGCAGTAACACTTTCTTCAGCTTTAGATAATAAGATTTCTTCCATTTTATTGAATAAAATTGTAGTTTTTAAATTGATTTATTCTTCTTCAATATTTTCATCTTCTTCTAAAGAAAATATTTCTACATTATCATCAATATATTCAATGTTATAAGGATTTTTTGATTTATTGTAAAAGAAAGAAATTAAACCTATATCTACAGGTGTTAATTTAACTCTATTTGCATGTATTGCTAAAAAATTTGCGTTACGAAGTATATTTACTGTATATTGTTCTATGAAATATTGTAAAACTATAAATATATCTTTACTTAATTTAACATCTTCAGAACTATTTTCTTTAAAAATTTGTCTAGCAAATTGTTCAAAAGATGATTTTGCAAAAATTAAAGTATCACTAAATTTTTGTTGCTTTTTTATATTACGTATAGCTACTGTACCAGAATGATATCTTCTATTTATTTTTGTATTATTATGTTTTAAAGGGGCTTTGATTGTTTTTATTAGTAAAGAAGAATGAATAAATGGTACAACTCCTCCTCCTAAAAAGTTAATATTAAGTTTATAAAATAGATTATTTAATTCTTCATCACATCTGACTGCAAGTTCTAAATCACGTATATTTATCCTTACTCTTTTTGACTCTTTACATAAAATATTTGAAATATCTAGAATTTCAAAACATAGATATTCAAGTACTGCAGCAAGATATATTGGTGCAGTACTTGAAACCATTATCTTTATAAAACCAAATTTTCTTAAAAATTTCTCTATGAGCGATGGGGGAAATATTATTTCAGCCTTATTTTGTTTTCCACAAATATTTTCCTTTTTGTTTATTTCGAAATTATATTTTGCTTTTTCACCTTCTATAATAGAGTTGTTTAATAATTCTCCATTTAATATAAATTTTAATGCATTCATAATTTCTTTATATGATACGGTTTTCTTTTTTGATAATTGAATTAAGTTTATAACTAGAGAAGAAATATGTTTTACAATTAAACATAATACACTGTTTAACTGCTGTTTAGCATTAGAAGTAATTTCACTTGTATGAGAAATCTGTTTAAGAACTTTAATAATATATATTTCAAAAAAATGTGATGTCTTTTTCTTTATAATTTTTTGTTCATTCATTTGAAAAATAATAAACAATCTTTTAAATAAATTTAAAGCTATATTTTTATTTTAAAAGCATGGAAAAATTATCTAAACCTTCTATAAATAGATTAGCAAAACGTGCCGGTATTAAAAGCATTTCTGAAGATTGTTATGATACAATTAGAAACCTTATTGGTATGGAATTAAATAATATAATTAAAAATATACTTATAGTCAACGAACAAAATAATACTAAAACTATTATGGTTAAAAATGTATATGATGCATTACATTTAATGAATTATAATACCGCATTATCTGATGATCTAAATACTAATTCATGTTTAAAATAATTTTTAATCATTAATAATGATTAAAAATTTAAATTAGAAAATTTAAGGAAATGCAGTTACATTAACAGTTGCTTGAGCATCAGTTAAACTTGTATTATACTGAGAACCCATATTAACATTTCCCAGAACGTTATATCGGGGAGCAAATGCCTGTCTAACAGAACTATTAGGATTTGCAAAATCTTGTTTCAAATTAGAACCTCCAATAGTTGTTTTAACATTACCTGATGAAGAATAAACAAGATTAGCAAGTTGTTGAGATGTAGTATTATCAATTCCTCCCATAACGTTCATAGCTCCTTGTTGTAAGTACTGACCTGGTTGTGTTGCTTGACTTGGTACAAACCAACCACTATTTGATAATGGAGCTATTGGCAAATCACCTCTAATAAGATCTCCTAAACCTTGAGAATTTGCAGGTTTAATATTAGCGTACATTAATCTATCAGCAATAATCACATTATCAGGATTACCAGTTGTTGGATCTATAACAGTCATATCACCAAGAGGTAACGCTGCATGAGATGCTTTCATAGTTCCGCCTGCTTTTCCAGAATATAATTCTCCTCTAACCTCTTCATAATTACCTTGACTATAATCAGGAGCCATTAAAGGAGCTCCACCACGATACGATAAAGTTTGTCCTCCTGCACCGCAACTATCTGGTGTATAATTTTCTTTAATAACTTTATCAGCATATCCTAAAGGATTTTCAGGTACTGCAAGATGTTCTCTACTAGGTAAATTATAAGTTATATTAGCACCATAATCTCCAGGAAACATTCTAGGAGCAAGATTAGCTTGAAAATTTTGTGGTACAGTATAAAAACCTGCCCCAGGTCTCATACCCATTCCTTTATTTACAACAATACTTGCACCCTGTTGAACTGAAGAGGATCTTCCTTGAGAATCTGTAGCAATAACATTTGGAACAGTATTATATTGAAGTCCCCACGCGGGTGTCATATTTTCTTTAATTTCATCTTTTTTGGCTTGAATCGAATTAAATGCGTAAACTGAAGCAAGTAAACCTGCTACGGATATTAAGATTTTACTATCAATCATTTTATTTATTTCCTAGAAAGAAAAAGAAAAAATATAAAAAAAAATATTAACAAATTATTTAAAAGATAAAAATTTTATTTTTATTATCTAAAACAATAAATAACGTACTATATATATCAAAAATAGATATTACCTAATTCATAATTATAATACGAGATAGTCTTATTTAATTTTTATTTAAAAATTTTATTATATATATTAAGAGTTTCTTGTGGTATAGAATTTATATTTTTAATATTAGAATTGTAAATATCGTGCGAATATTTCTTTATAGTAGTATAATATGTATTATAAAGTTTTAATTTGATAGTATCGATATTTAGAATACTATTTAAATAATCATTTTTTTTATATTTTTCTTTTATAATTGTATTAGAACATAATAAAATATATTCAACCATATCCTTGTATTCACTTATATCATTATATTCATAATTTTGTTTTAACTTCATATATACAGTTTCTGGTTTTAGAAAAAAATCTTCATTAAAATCAGAAAAGTAATTATATTCTTTCGGTAAAATTTTTATATTTTTATATTTTTTAGATTTTATATTAAACAAAAACTCTATACTATTAATAAGTTCAGTGTCATTATGTTTAAAAGTTTTATAAATATTAAAACATAATCTAATATTCCAAAGTAGATATTGTGATATAATTTCATCTTTTGATTCAAAAGATGTTAACTGTTCTTTTAAACTTAGTAAAATGTTTTTAAATGTATATTCTCTTTCTTTATTATTTTTAGATAAAATATAATCAAAAACTTGTATTGAATCTGCTTTAAAAAATAAATTATTATAATGATTCGTTTTTTCAATACTATATTTATGTCTTATATTTTTACATATATAGTTATAAAATTCTAAGGATGTTTTCATTTCTAAATCTCCTTTATTTTCAACTATTAAATTAGAATATTTTTTAGCATTATGTAAGAATGATTTCAATTCTTTTATATTTGTAAATTGTTCTTTATGATAATCTGAATTTGAAATAAAATTTGAAAGTTTTAGTATCATATTTAAATCATATTTTGTTAATTTCTTTTCAGTAATGATTTGATATAATGATGTTATTAAAAGAGTCAAGACGTCTGTACATGTGCTAAATTTAAACATATTTATAAAGCCATAATGAATATTTTCATGTACAATATGAGATTTTCCATAATCTATAATCACTGGAATTGTATTTGTCTTTATTTTTAAAACCTTTTCGTGATCTATAATATATTCAACGTAAATGGGATTTCGCACTTTTTGTATAATTATATTCCATGGTGTAAGATCATTATGCACAAATAAAAATTTCTTTTGAGCTATATGTAATACTAAACATATTTGTAATAATATAAAAACAAATTCATCTATATTAAACTGTTCACTTGTAATATATTCTTGTAATGTTAAACCATGAATATATTCATTTACAAGAGTTATTTCATTATTTTCTTCTATAAAATTAAAAGTATATGCAAAGTTTGGTATTTCTTTTAAAAGTTCGTTAATACATGTATTACCTATAAATGATTCATGAATATGTTCTTTAATTTTATTTGTATCTGTAGTTCTTTTTAGAGCGAATTTCATACCTAAAAAATCATATTTTTCTATAACTCCTAATTTATTATTAAATATTTCTTTTACAAAAGATAAATAGTTTTTAAGATTATCAAAAGTATTTAGGGTGTATTGTATTCCTTTTAATAATCCATAACATCTTGAAACGCAAGGTAATAACGAATTTTTATTAAATTTTTTAGTAGTATTGGGATATGTTTTTAAATTCTTTAAAAATTCATATTCATTTTGATATTGTATTTCCAAAGGTTTATTAAAATTATAAAAATAATTTCCACAGTGTTTTTTAAGATCAACTAATGTTTTTTGCATAAAATCAAATATACTATTTTTAGATAAATACGTATTATAAAAATCTTTTGCATTTGAAACTATTTTTTTACATTCATCATCATTCAATCTACACCATTCAATTTTTTCTATTAGATCAGATAAATCCTCTTTGACTGGAATATAATGTTTAAAAGGTATTAACATATCAGTATACCATATTTTCCATTCATTTTTAACTAATAATATAACTGAATTCATATTTAATTCATAAGATAAACGAAATGCAGATACATGACCATCTATATGTATTATATATTTATAATTAGATTGTTCTTCTGGTGTTAATTTTTTAACTAATCCAAATGGAAGTTTATTAACGTCTATAGTTTGTAAATATTCATTGTTTATAAATTTTCTCGGTCTAACATTCCATCTAGTAATACCTGCATCTAAACATGGATCTTTTGTTTTATTAATTTCGTTTTGTAAGTATGACATGTGGGCAACTTTTAATCTTTGATTTGTTTGTATATCAATACCATATCCAGTTGAACTTCCTCTAAATACAGCAATAGATTTTTTAGAATTCCAGTCATTATTAAAATTATATTTTAAATTAATATGAGATTTTGGAAAATATTTTTTATCATTTAATTGTACTCTTGCCCAATCCTCGTGAGTAGGAATTAAAATATCTGCAAAATTATCCGAATTACACATTGATAATATAGGAACATATTTTTCATATTTATGTGATACTAATTTTTGGTCTTTAGAATTCCATAAATGATAGTAAGGTTCTGTACCATCTTTTGTTAGTAAAGGAAAATCTCTTCTATTTATAAAGAATTCTATATCAGGTAAATTTCTATTTAAACACAATTCTTCTAACATATTTTTAATACAAGAAATATTTGTATCACTTTCTTTTATAGGATATTCATATCGTACTAAATAATTATTACCGTACCAACTATTAATAAAATCATTTACATTATTTTTATTAAAAGATCTATCCTCTATAGTGCTTATATAATTAAAAAAATCATAAAAACTTTTATATTTAGGATCAACTTTTATATTATGACTCCACTCATTAACAAAATTAACATTTGAAAAAGGTAAAAATACTTTAAGTTCATTATTAACTATTTTAACAAATATACCTTTCTTAAATTTATTAAATAAATAACGAAATGTTTCTAACACATTTATAGCTTCTAAATTCTTATATTTATTCCAATATTCAATATCTAGTTTATTAAAAATATTTGATTCAAGAGATATATCTTTATTGGATACATTAAGATTTTTATCATATCTGTAATGTTGAAATTGTTCTTCATCTCCTACCGTAAAATGTGTTTGATTAAAATTTCTATAACGCATATTTGTCTGCTGTTTGATTTTATGTTCATTTAAACAATCTTCAATAGAATTATAATAATCTGGCTTAGATTGGAAATGCGATGTTGTAGTAGTCATTTATATATCAATCTAATATAATATTTTTTTGTTTATAAATTCGTTTTAAATTTATAAATATATAAATAAATGAGTTATGATCCTCGTGTGTTCGCATTACTTTTATTATTTGTTCTTTTGATTGATTTACCAATGGTTATATTTGTATTTAAACCTTTAATTTGGAATAAAGTTATAAATGATATTCAAGGTTTTCAAGAAAATGATAATAAAATAAATACTATTATTGGTTTTATTTTAGCGTATATATTAATTCCATTAGGTTTATTTTTATTTGCATTTCCATTAGTGAATAAAGATAATTGGTTTTGGTCTTCTTTATTCTTTGGTTTCATGTGGGGAGTAATTACATATGGTATATTTGATTTTACAAATTTGGTATTATTTAAAAAATATCCTATAGGTGTCGCGTTTTTAGATACAGCATGGGGTGGAATTATGTCAGCAATAGTTTTACTTATAACATATTCTATTTATATTCACATCTAAAGTTACATTATAAAATTTTCTTAACCTAATTTTTTGGTTTAAAAAAATTATTAATTTAATTTTTGAATCTTAATTTTAGTTATTTCTTTTTCATTTTTTCCAGAATTAAATAATTCATCTAAAAAGGCTTTTGGATTTTCAATACCATATTGCTCAATCACTTGTAAATAGCTTTCTTCTTTGCTTTTCTTATTTTTTGCAAAATGTTTAACTTTTTTATCTAAAATTAGTGCATTACCTTCACATTTAAAACCTATTTCATCTCTCGAAACAAGATAATTAGCTATTTCATTATTAATATCCTTTGCTTCTTTTCTAAGTTTTGATAATTCCTTGGATAATCTGGATATTTCTCTATTTATTTCTGATAACGCTCGTACTTTTGCTTGAATTGACATTTTAATAATGTATATAATATCTTTAAATTTATTTAAAATAAAAATTCGTGTATATTATAAAAATGAGTAAATATAATATTCTGAGATGGGATGCTATTCTAGCAATGAATGGTATGAATAAATTACCTATGATTTATATACAACCTGATATATCATTTTTAGAATTTATTAAAAATAATAATTATATTGTTCAAGTTAAAATAGACGGTACGAGATCTATTTATGATGGAAAAATAATTTCAGGAACTGTATCTAAGGGAGGTTTTATACCAGATTTTTATAATTATAATGATTTGTATGTTATAATTTTAGAATGTGAATGGTTTGGATATCCTGATTTTTTAGGTACAGCACAATTTTATGGTTTAAATGGTGTTTAAAAAATAAAAATTTTAATTAAAATTAAAATAAAAAATAAAACTATAAAAACAATATAATTTTTATAAAAAAAGTTAATAATTGTAGAATCGATTCCGTGCCAAGAATTTCCATCATATCTTATTAAATATGCTTGTGTATTTCTTGCAGGTTTAGGAATACTTATATCACAGTTGTTAATATATTTTGCATTTATAATATAAATATATTTCTTTTTAAGACTATAGTTTTCATATGCAAAATCAAGTAGTAATGGACCTGTACTATTCATTATTGTAAGATGTTTAGACATAGAAGTAAAATTACAATTCAAAATTAATTGATGCCATACTTTTTTCCAAAAAGGATTTTTTGGTATTGAAATCATGAAATCATTTGTAATCATATCCGAATTTGGAGAACGGTATAATATACATTTCTTATTTTTATACTTGTTTAATAGATGAGTTATTTTTTTAAAAGGTTCTAAATCAATATCACAATATATACCTCCATATTTATATAATATAAAATATCTTATAGCATCTGCTTTTTGTATTGGATATTCATAGTTATCATATATAGTTAGAAACCAATCAAAATGATTCTTTATCAGATCTCTTGAATTTTTTTTATTCCAGAGTATATAAGTATAATTAGGATGCAATATTTTCCATGTATCAATGCGTTTTTGAATATCAGATGGTATATTTATATCCCAGAAACCAAAACATTGGTGTATTATTTTTGGAAAGTTTTCTTTCATTTAAATATTAAATGAAGTATTTTAAATACCTTTAATTATTTTTTATTCCAAGAAATAAAAAATAAACTTTGTTTGTAAAATAAAATGTTATTATAAATAAATGTCCGTGATACCAACTTTTTATTTATCATCTAGAAAAGAAAATCCAAAGGCAGATATTAAACTTACGATCAAAGATATTAATGAATTTATTAATATAGACCTTGATTCCGATATGGAATTATCATTAGTTTTAAATGAAATAAAGTATATTTTGAAATTAACTTTAAAATTTAATATAAATGAACAAGAACCTATTATAGATGTCAATTATAATTTAATAGAACAAGAAGATTGTTTATTATCTTTTATGAATGGTATGAAAAATAAAATAGGAAATATTATTGAAGAAAAAAATAAAAAAGTAGAAGAATTAGAATCCATTACGAAATTAAAAAATAAAAGATTAAAAGAATTTATGGAACTTGAAGAAAATATAAACAAAATGCAACTTGAAAAAGATTTATTATTAAAAGAGAAACTTAAACAGGAAGAAGATTTAAAAATCTTTATTCATAATCAACAAGTCATGTATAAGGTTGAACAAAATGTTTTATTAAAAGAACTGGTAAACAAAATAATGAAACTTGAAGAAGAAATAAAAATAAGAAATTCATTTTATATTGAAGACATTACTGATGAAGAATATAATAGAATTATGCAAGAACTTAAAGTAAAAAATAGTTCTATCGAAGAAGAAAATAAAAAACTTGAAGAAGAAAATATTTCTATTGAAGAAAAACTTGAAAAAGAAGAAAATATTTCTATTGAAGAAAAACTTGAAAAAGAAAAAATTTCTACTCAACATGACAAAGAAGTTAAAAGTAAAAAATTTGATCAAGGTAAAATAATTTCATATATTAAAGAAGAACTTGAAAATATTAATAAAGATGAAAAGGAACTAGAGACTTTAAATGAAAATGATGAAAAAATAAATGAATTAAAAGAGAAATATGAAGAAATTCCAAAGTTCATTCCAAAAGAAATTATTAATGATCCAAATAATGAATCTTTTAGATTAGAAGAAGAAATCTATGAACATTTAAAACTTATAATTTCAGATGATTTAAATATGATATATACAAACTTAATTTATGTTATAACGGAATTAATGAAGTTTGTAGAAACTTTTAATATGGAAGGTTTTGACAAAAAACAATTCATAATCGATAGTATCAAAAAGTTTTTAATCTATCAAAAAATGGATTCTCCTGAAACAAACTTTATTTTAGATACTGTTTGTCCGGAACTTATTGAAATACTTTTATTGGTTGATAAAAGAAAAATAATAATTAGAAAAAAATTAAATTGTTTTATACCTTGGTGTGCATGAATTTTTAAAGATTAATGTTTAAAAATTAAATATAATCACACGTATGAACTATAAAACTATTATTTTTTTTACTTATTTTAAACGGTTTACAACATCCAATAACTTCTTCATTTTCAATTAATTTTTTACATTTTTCAAAAGATAAATGAGGGTTAACCTGATTAAAATTATTTTTTAATATTCCATGTCTAAATATTTTACAATTAAGTTCATTTTTTTGCACTATTATATCTCCGTCACAATTTGGACATGAAAAAAAATAAAAATCTCCTTCTAATTTAATTTCCATTACTTTATATTACTTTATATTATACTTTATATTACTTTCAATTTTTTATTATCATCTAAATTTCTAATTTGTTGAAATGAAAGTACATTGTCAAATGCAAAAACATATAATAAAGTTGAAACTATAAATATAGAGAAATAAATTCCTATCTTATATGTTGAATTATTATTTGTTATAGATTCTATTATCGTTTCAACAAAACCCCATAATGATATCCATATAAGTAAATAAAAAATACTTGATATAAAAGTTTTGATACTCATTTTTATTTTTAAGAAAAAAGTTATATTAAAATAAAATATAATCTAAAATAAATGTCGCTTTGCAAATATAAAGACATATTAGGAATTCCTAAAAAAGGAGTTCACGAAAATAGAATTCCTGTTTTAGATATAGCTTTAAATGATACTGTAGGCACAATAGTTTTAGGATTAGTATTTGGTATATTAATAAGTTTTATATTTAAAACAAATTTTACATATACATTCATAATATGTACAATAGTATTTTTTATTTTAGGAATAGGATTGCACAGATTATTTTGCGTTAACACAACTATTAATAAAGCTATATTTGGAGAAGTATAAAATCTAGTCTGTTAAAAAATAATTATAATTCTTGAAATGGAACAAAACAACCTTCTTTTATTTTTTTATCACTACTATAATTTATAATTTTGCGACCAGTCCAAAAAGGTACTCGAAAATAATAAGTATAGTCATCAATAGGAATATTGTTGTCTGAAAATAAATAACTAAAACTTAATTGTGGAAATCCTTCATATTCGTAAAATAAATTTAAAGGTTGATTTAATTTTTTTAGTGTATCTGAACTAATTATTCCGTTTGATATCATTGCGTGAAATGGTAATTTATCTTGTGTTCCATATTTTGATGATAAATATCCTATATTATCCTTAAATTTTTCCATATATATATTGTACAATTTTATATCAAAATCATAACAGTTTGGTTGAATACAATAATCATCTTCAATTATAATATGATGTGTAAATTTATCCCACGATTTAATAATACCCTGGATCCATTGATCATATGAATGATGTTCGTTTTTTCCTTTACAAGGTTGAAATATAATTTCTATATTTTTAAAATCTTCTTTCCATTTTTCAAACTTATAATAATTTTTAAAATCTTTATGTTCTTTTTTAGTTTCAGTTACTATAATTGTTATTCTTTTAACTAAACAATCTATATTATTTTCTATCTTCTTTTGAAAAATATTTTTTAAGACAGATAAATGAGTATCCAAACAATTTTCAGAATTTTTAGATCGTCTTGAAAATGTTTGCCCTGGATAACTTGCAATAATATAATTTATAGAAGGAATCATTTTTAATATTAAAAAATATTAAAAAATTAAATATCTCTTATTTTTAAATGATGAACATTTAAAACAATAATTCTTCCTATTCTATTTGCTCTTCCTAAAATTTGTGTTTCAATATTAAAATTCATTTCATGATATAAAATAATATCTGTAGCTTCTTGTAAATTCAATCCTGCACCATTGTATTTTGAATTTAAAAATATTACTTGTGTATCACCTTGTTTAAAAGAATTTATTTTATCATCAAGAGTTTTTATATTACCCCTAATTTGAGTAGAACTTATATTATTTTCATCTAAAACTGTTTTTATAGAAATAAAAGATTTATCATGATCAGAAAATATTAAAAATTTTCCACTTGGATTCTTTTTTATTATATCAATTATTGTTTCTAATTTTGTCATATTTAAAACTTTCTTTTCAATATTCTTTTTTTCATCATCATTTGTTTTAATATAAATAAGTTTTCGAGCATCAACTTCTGATCTACATAATGGACAACTATTATTTTTAGTTAACCATTTTAATATACATTCTCCACAAAATAAATTTTGACAATTATATTCTAACACAGGATTTTTTAAATTATCGTAACATATATGACATGTATCTTGTAACATCGTTTTAAATTTATTATCTAAGTCTTTAATCTGTTCTAAAATTCTAGTTTTTAAATTTTCTAACTCATTTATTTTTACATCATCATTTCGTATTAAATATAATTGTATAGTAGCATCTATTTCTAATATCTCTTTTTTCTTTTTATCAAGTATAAGTTCAACAATATTACAAGTTCTATCTCCTCCCAAAGACATAATAGCTCCTTCTATATCACCTAAATCTATTAATTTTTTTACATTATCATTTACAAACGTATGTATTAAATTATATATAGGCTGATAACAATCATAATAATGATGATATGTTTTTGGCATTTCAAAAGATGCTTTTATAAATTCCGGATCATTTTTAATTATAATACTATTAAAGATATTTTGAAATTCTGTATAACTTGATCCTATAATATCTCTTATAAAAGTTCCCTTTGTACATCTATAATGATGATGAAATATTTGGTCTGGAGTTGCGGTTAAAAACCAATAAAATCCTGATTGAATTGGTAACATACCTGGAACTTTTAAATTACCAGGTTCATCAAAAATAAATCTTTTCCACGCACAATTCGAATATACCATTATTAATTTATTATACATATTTGGAATAACTAATATTATATCATAATTCTCAGCTTGTAGTTCTGTTAAATCTTTTTTTGATTTTATACATGTATATTTTAATTTTGTTTTCTTCAGTTCATTTTCCCATTGAGTTATAATAGATTGAGAAACTAAAACAAGATTTGTAGGTAATTTTTTATATCTAAAAATTTCATATGTAATTATTAATCCCTCTGCTTCAACTTTTATTTTCTCAAATACATAAGAAGTATCTAGATCCCATGTCATTCTATCTCTTACTATTAAACCAATTGTGCTTAATGTTTTTCCATATCCAACTAAGTCAGCATTTACACCTATTTTAATTTTTTTAAAATTATTAGAATTAAAATTAATTACATTTTCAGTTTCAAATTTTTCCATATTGTATATACTCGCTAATTGATGTTTATATAATGTAACATCTATATTTTTAGGCTGTGACACCATATGTATATTATCAAATTTTTCATATTTTTCCATATCTCTATTAAATAATTTTATTATTTTAAGCTTAATTTTTATCTTTTATTTAATTAAAATGTCAAAAGAATTAACATCTGAAGATGTACAAAATTTAATTTCAGAAAGTGAACAATTAAGAAAATTACCAACAATGCCTTTCTTTGGTCTAGACGCACAAACATTTTGGGTTACAATAGGTTCTATAGTAGTATGGGTGTTTATATGGGGATTTTTTAAAATACATAAAATTGCTGGAAATAATATAAGTATCCTATTTATGTTTATATTTATTTTTATTTCAATATTAAATTTATTTAATTCTGCAAATGATGTACCAGATTCTGCAGCTGAACGAGAAAAACTTTCCGGACAACAATATTATATTCAAGGTGGTTTAGCTGTTTTTATTTTACTTTTAGTTTTCTTATATAATATTCCAATTGAAGATCCAGAATACAAAAATAAAGTTTATAAAATTTTAATTATTTCTTTAATATCAACTAGTTTAGGTACTATTATAATAAATGTTCAAAATGAAAGTGAAAATGTTAGATTAGTTAGAAAAATACATCAATCTTTATATAATCAAGGTATTATTTTATTTATTTTTTGTTTAGTACTAATTTATTTTTATAAAAATACTTCTTCTATTCGACAATGATCGTATTGAAAATATTTAACATTATATGCTTTTTTTTTATTATTTTTAATATATAAATAAAATGTTAACTATTATTTCTTTATTATTTTTAGCATCTTTTATACTTATTTATTGTTGTATATGTACAGCAAATAAAACAGAAAAATATAGTAGAGGTTTTTACAAAACAAGTTATAAATTTAAAAATTTTTATAAAGTTGTAACCCCTTTAAAAAAATTAATTTCACCAATAAAAGTACTTACAGAAGAAAAACTGCCCGAAATTTTTATTTATAATCCTGATTATTTTTCACCTGTTCGTGATCAAGGAACTTGTGGAGCATGTTGGGCTTTTGTAATTTGTAGTATGATTTCAGATAATGTTACTCTTCGTATATTGAATTTTGGAAAAAATTTAAATGTTCAACAATTATTATCTTGTTTTCCAAGTGAAAAACCATGTGATGGAGAAGCACCAGAAGATGCCCTTTTATGGATGCAAAAAGAAGATTTTAAATTAACAATTGAAAATGAGTATAAACAAAAGGAAACAGAATGTGAAGAAACTAAAGAAGGAATTTCAATTAAAAAAGATAGTATAAAATCTCTTTGTGAATATATTGAAAAAGAAAATATCACAACTCCGTCTCCTCAAGAAACAAATTTAATAAAAACTAATGTTAAAAGAATGAAACTTCAACTCATTCAAGATGGACCTTTTTTTGGAAGTCTAAGTGTTTATGAAGATTTTTTTAATTATGATGGTGATGAAATTTATACTAAAAAATCTGATAAACTAATAGGTGGACATGCAATAGTCGTTACAGGTTGGTGTGATAAAGGAGTAGATAAAAGAAAAGGTTTTGAACACGGATATTGGATATGTAAAAATTCTTGGGGTACAAAATGGGGACAAGATTTTGTTTTCCCAGGATATTTTGCTATTAAAATGGGTAATAACGAATGTGGTATAGAAAGTAGATCTGGAATTGCAGACTCAAATATTAAATTTAAACTAAAAGATGAAAAAATCCCATCTTATTTTGTTTTTAATGATTATAAACAATATTTAAAATATATATTAAAACAAGTAAAGGAAAGAAGTATTAAATAATTAATTTTTAAACTTTTAAAAAGTTTAAAAATTTATTTTAAACTCGAAGATATCTTTATTAAAATTTCAAAACGATGTTTCAATTGAAGTATCAAGACAGGTATTCTTTTTTTTTCTTCATATATATTATAACTTCTTATAAAACCAAACCATAAAGTTTTATGATTTTCTATTTTATTTGTTATACTATTTATATTATTTTCAATTTCTGACATAGTTTTATTTAAATTTTCTATACAATTTGAAACCGTATTACTATGATTTTGTATCTCTTTTTCTTCTATAAAGTTTTTTAAAATACTTATATCCTCAATAATATCACTTTCTATTAAAATTTTTTGCAACTCAAAGTCACTTTTAGATATCGAAACTAAATAATTTACACTTGTTATTAAACTAGATGAAATAGATACTGTACTTCTTAAAATAAGTTCCGGTAAAATTATTGATCCAGCAACTAGACTTAGCATTTTATTATTAAAGATAAAGATTATTTAAATTTAAAAAAAATTGAATTTTTACAAGATCATTTTAGGTTAAATTTGTGGGGGATATGAACACTAATATGATAAATATGGATATGAATATGAATATGAACATTTTTGACTATAACGAATTTCCTGAATTAAATTCGTCGGATTCTTCGGATTCTTCAGCTTCTTCAGTTAAATCTGGAGGCGAAGTTAATCTTGGAAGATTCGGAAATGTTTCCAATGATTCGGGTATTACTTTTGGTACTTTTGGTGAAGCGGTACCAAAAAAAATCGTAAAGGTTTGCGAGGAAGAAGTCGTCGTTATCACAGAATCACAGAAACAACCTAAGAGGTTCTTCTGTAAGAATATAGTAGACGGAAAAGACTGCCCCTTCGATAAAAAATGTATATTTGCTCATTCTTATGAGGAAAAACATAACGATGATTGCAATTTTGGAGATAATTGTATTCACATTTACTTTTCTAAGAGTGGTTATTGTATGAATGCAAATCCTAAAGTAAAAATGTGTTTTAGAAAACATCCGTCCGAAAATTTAGAAACGTACAATAAAAGAGTTGGTACTAATAAGAAATTTCCTAATGTTCCAGAAAAAGTACCGACTCTTGACAGAAAATTTACGAAAATGTGTAGATCTGTTACAGATAAAGATTCGGAACCATGTGACAGAACAGCATGCACTTTTGCTCATGATGATCATGAACTAATTATTCTTCCTTGTAGATTTAAGGAACGATGTCGTAATGTTGAAGTTGTTGACGGTTTGTTTAAAAACAAAGAAAAAATATGTCGATTTTTACATGAAAATGAAACAAAAGAAAATCATAAATTAAGAATGACTTTTTAAGTATTCAACATTAAAACATTAAAACATTAAAATTAAAACCTATTAGGTTTTAATTTTATCTCAATCTAAGTTCTTTTCGTATATCATCCTTGAGTTTTATTTTTCGCATAACTTCTTCTAGTTTATTTCTTTTTTAGATTTTTAGTCAGATTAAATTAGATTCAAAATGTTTTTATAGTTCATTATTGATTTAAATTTTTAATTATTTTAATGTTGGAAACGTTTATCGAACGGCGCGTAAGAATCGAATCTTCCTAGTTGTTGATCAAGAACTAATTTACTCATTTTTGACTTATCAGAAACATAATTTTCTTTAATTAAATTTGCTCTATTTAAATTTGGAGTATATCCAGCATTGTCATATCCTCCTGCTTGTATTTTTTGCGGTAAATCAAACCTTCTAGATGATGTATTAGATTCTCCATTTCCTCCTTTATTTATATAAACATCTTTTACTGTTGGTACACTTCCGTGCATTTCTCTTACATATTCAGGATTAATTGTTTTTTGAAGATTTGCCTGGGTTTTAGAAGAAATTGCTGTATATTCTGGTAAGACTCTGTCTAATTCTATATCATTATGTATATATGTAACATTTTCATTACCTTTTTTAGTTGAATTTATATTATAATTCGGTACATTTCGTAATAGTTGAATATCTTCGTGAATATAATTGATTTTTTTATCACCACTTGTATTACTTATAGCAGAATGATATGGAATAGATCTGTCCAATTCTACATCACTATGAATATATGTTACTTTATTTTGAGTTTTATCTGATGTGTTACTTGTTGCAGAATAATTCGGCATTGTTCTTTCAAGGTTGATATCATCATGTATATATGTTACATTCTCATTACCTTTTATATTACTATCTACAGTATAATAAGGTAAATTACGTTCTTGAAAAAGATCATTATGAATATAATTTACTTTTTCATCACCTTTCATTGCTGTATTATATTCAACATTTATAGCATCTTTGACTCTCACATCAGAAAAATCAATATAATCATCTAGAGAACCAATCTGAACATAATTAGCACTTTTTAAAGTATCTACCGCATGCGCATTTGTATCTTGTAAATATCTATCTGGATTAAATTCATTATTATTAATATAATTTTTAGAATCATTTACATTTGATTGTGCAAAAGCATGATTAATATTTTTATTTACTTCTTTCGTAGGTTCTTTAACTTCTTGATATGTTATATCCATAGTCTTAAAACCTGAACTTACATCAATATTAATATTATTTTGTATTTTATATTTCGTATCATATTGACTCTCTTGAGGTAATTCAATTTTATAAACTGCAGTAGGTCTTGCACTTGTTTCTAAAATTTGTTTACGAATTTCTTTTCCTTTCTGGCTCAAATCTTGATTCATAGCTTTACGCGCATAATCAGGAAATGAAGGATTACTGAAAGATGAAGTCCAAACGCGAGGCTGTCTAGACAAAGGTAATAAATCATATTCAGTTCTAATTGGAGCTCTAAATGCACCATCTCGCATAATTCTATATGGTAAAAATGCCTGTTGAATATTTGAACTTGAATTACCACTACTTTTTGATGTATTATTATAAGAAACACTTACAGATGGATTTATTCCTCTCGCATATTGTAAAATAGATTCACAAGCTCTATCTCCAGAATCATCAATCATAGCTGTAATATCAGACGTTTGTCCTACTTTATTTACTCTTCTTGTATATAATGCTTTAGGAGGATCTTTAAGAATATTCATATTTGTATTCCATGAATCAATTGACGGTAAAGTAATTTTTCCATGATTAGTAATAGCACTGTACGATAAACTCATTTATTTTTAATTAATGTAAATACATTTTATTTAAATTATTAAATAAATATTTGTTTAAATAAATGGAACAAAAAAAATCTCCTTTAAGAATGTGTGTAGAAAGAACTACTAAAGATGATAAGAAGCAATTAAGTAAATTAAAAAAATTATCTACATCTAAATCACAATATTCAAAACTAAAAGCCGCTTTCTACACTTCAAAACTTTGGCCAAATAATCAAGAACTAAAAATAGCATTTTTAGAAAAACCATCTCCAAATATTGAAAGAACTTCTTTAATGCAATTAAAAGGTAGTAGAAAAGGTGAAGTAGATCCCTTACAATATAAGGTTCAAAATATGGATATAATTTCTGCTATAAAATTAATAGTAAAAGAAAGAATAGAACCTATTACAAATCTGACTTTTACATTTATTGATGATCCAAAAAAAGCTGAAATACGAATTTTATTTGATGAAATACAAGGTGCATGGTCTTTACTAGGAACTGATTGTTTAAGTGAAAAAGATTATACTCAACCAACTATGAATTTAGGTTGGTTTGATGTACCAACTGTAATGCATGAATTTGGACATACATTAGGATTAGTACATGAACATCAAAATCCTAGTGGAAATAAAATTCAATGGGATATTGAAAAAGTTTATAAATGGGCTTCCACTACTCAAGGTTGGGATAGAGATACTACATATACTAATATTATAGAAAAATACGATTCTCAACAGATAAATGGATCAGAATTTGACCCGGATTCTATTATGTTATATTTTTTTCCTGCATCTTTGACTTTGAATAATAAAGGAACTGAAGAAAATTTAAGACTTTCTAAATATGATGTTTTATATATAAATTCTGTTTATCCAAATTCTCCACAAACTGTACAACAATTTTATTATACTGTATATGGTTCACAAATAACAAATACAATTCCGCCTTTTAGAGAAAATACAGATTCAACAAGAGTTAATGTTAAAACTGGAATTACTGATGAAAAAACAGATTCTTCAAATACACAAACTATTATTATTAGTGTTGTAGTTACTGCTGCAATATTAGGTGGTATTATTATATTTGTCAAATTTATTTTTCCCAAAAAAAATAATTTAGAAACTTTAAGATATAAATTATTTAATGATGAATAAAAAATGATTTTTTTTAAGATCTTTTTATATAATTTACGGGTGAGATATGGAAAACTTTAAAAGTATGGATAAGAATATGAATATTCGTAAAACTGTAACCTTGACTTTTGCCGGTGGTGCGGAAAATCATAAAGGAATGGAGATGCTTGGAGGTCTTGAAAAACGAGGCTTTAGTTTGGAAGATTTAGAATTTATTAAAAATAAAATTGGAGGTGAGATAATAAAACTAAAATATGAACAAGAAGATTATGATGATAGAGTTTGTAAAGGAGACCACGCGGTTGATGGAGATGAAGGATGTGGAAATGAAGATTGCAGAGGATATGAATTATGTGTTGAAGTTTGTGAATCTTGTCCGTCAAAAAAAGATAAGAAATATGTTGTAGAAGATGCGTATATTTATATATGCAGAAATGGTGTTAGCAAATTAATTGATTTGGATAGATTAAGGGATGAACAATTAAATTTAGAACCTGATAGAAAAGCTTTTATGAAAGGACGTGTTGTTAATAAACATGCTAGAGGAAATTTATGTTTTGCTGATGAAGGTCATGAACCTGATTATGAGAATAAAAAAGGAACTGTAATTTGTTTTAATGATGTACCTTTTACTAACAAATTAAGAGAAAAATTTCATGAATTATTAGGAGATAAATTGAATGAAATTTTAGGAGAAGATAGAAAGTTGTACTGCGAAGGTAATTATTATTATGATGTAGATAAATGCGGAATAGGTTTTCATGGAGATGGTGAAAGAAGAATTGTTATAGGTGTTAGATTAGGAGAAACAATTCCATTGCATTATCAGTGGTTTTTTAGAAGTAAGCCTATTGGAAAAAGAATTAAGTTTGATTTTAATGATGGAGATATTTATATAATGAGTAAAAAAGCAGTTGGTACAGATTGGTTAAGAAAAACAATCCCAACTTTAAGACATGCAGCAGGTTCTAAAAAGTATTTATGTATAAGCAAGTAAATTTACATCAAAGATTAAGTTTTTTTATTAAACAACAATTATATTAAATTTTTAATCTATTCTTAGGATTAAAAATTATTTTTTAAAAGTTACTTTGAACCATTTGTTTTAGTTCTTCTAATTTTTCTTTAACTGCTTTCATATCTGCACTCATTATACTATGAACTAAATTTCCATTATAAAAGAAATGGAAATTTGGAACTCCTCGAATTCCCTGTGTAATTTGTTTATCTACATTTTCTTTTGCGAAAACAAATCCATAAGGTTTATATTCTTCAGCTAAAGATGCAACACGAGGAGCTATAGCATTACAAGGCATACACCATGTTGCATAAATATCTATAACAACTACTTTATTTTTATTTATTAATTGATTCTTATGATCTGCATTTTCTATTTCAATAACGCTTGAATTCTTTAAATTTGGAGTCCCATCAGTTGGTAAGTCAGAATATTTCTTATAAGACATTTTGTTTTATATTTTTTTTATTTAAATTGATATTTTTATTTATTATAATAAATGAATAGCAATAATTACGTCACTCTTAGCAATTATACAGGTTATTTTAAAACTATTCCAGCAAATAATAATATTGTAACTTCAATTTATTATCCAACTATTCCTAGCGCATATGAAATAATTATTAAAAATGATTCAAATGAACAATCTCCAAAAGAAAATTATGGTGGTAGATTAGGAACTAAAAATAAAAATTGAATTTAAACTTTTTTTGTTTTTAAAAAAAAATGTTTGATTTTTATGCCCATGCAAATATTCAAAGTATTTCTGATGAATATAAAAATTTAAGATTACATATTGCTTTAGAAAGAGCTGATATGAATAAAGATTGGAATACATTTAAAATTCTTTTTCAAATTTCTCCAGATTTTTTAATAAATCACTTGCAGACAACTGAATTTATTTTTGATTATAATTATAAAAATCTGCCTAAAGAACAAATTAATAATTTATTTTCTTTTTAAACTTTTTACAAGTTTAAAAACATAAATTATATATATATAATGGTAAATTCAGATATAGTAAGCGCAATGAAAACACAAATATTAACATGGAATATGTTTAAAAATGATAAAAATGGAATGTTAACCTTATTATTTGGTTTATTTTTAATGAGTATTTTTGAAAAATTGACAGATACCATTCCACATATAATTGAACTTTTTAAAAAAATAATTATAAAATATTTGGATAATAAAAGAAAACTTATTAAAAATATAACAAATGAATTAAAATATGAAAAGAAGTCTTCGATAATTTTAGAAAAAAAATACATAAATAATAATTCGAATTCTGCATCGGAATTATGTGATGCTTTATTAGACTATATTTCAAACTTGAACAGTGTCAAATACGTCAAGTATAGAAACGTATTTATTATTAATAATACAGATGAAATTGATATTGTTTATGAAGATAAAAAAGTTAAATTACAACTTTTAAATACTATTCTCGGAAAAGATGGTGATATAGAAATTATTATTTTAGAATTTTTTTCATATGAGTACGAACTTCAGGATCTTCGTAAGATTTTAGAAAATATTAAAAAAGATTATGATGTAAAAAAAACAAATAAACTTGGAAATCAACCTTATTATTTTAATGAAATTGTTCAAAGTTTAAGACTTGACAATGAAAGACAGTTAAGTTTTGTTAATGCTCCTAAATATTTGAAATTTAGCATGACAGCATTTTATACAAATAAAACATTAGATAATGTATATGGACATAATGCAAAATTAGTTAGAGAACAGTTTAGATTTTTTATTAATAATAAAGACTGGTATGCAAAAAAAGGTATTCCATATACTTTTGGACTTTTACTTAGTGGTCCACCTGGTGTGGGTAAAACGTCTATTATTAAAGCTATAGCAAGTGAAACAAAGTATCATTTAATTAATATTTCTTTGCATAATGCAATGACTAAATCTCAACTTAATAACTTATTTTATCATGATAGAATTTTTGTTGAAAAAGATAATGCTGTAGAAAGCTATATTATTCCTTTAAATAAAAGAATATATATTATTGAAGATATCGATTGTTTAACTGATATTGTACTTGATAGAAATTTTAAAAAAAATATAGAAAAAGACGACACATACAATTCTATAACTTCTAAATTTCTTTCAGATATTTCAACTAAAGATGATTCTGAAAAATTAACATTATCTTTTATACTTAATTTACTAGATGGTGTACTTGAAATTCCTAATAGAATTTTAATTATTACATCAAATTTTCCAGAAAGACTAGATAAAGCTTTAATAAGATGTGGAAGAATTGATCTGAATATTAAGTTTCCAAAATGTGATAACAATATGATACTTGAAATGATTAATAATTTTTATGATATACAGTTAAATACAAATGATATAGATGGCGTTCTTGAAAACATGTATACTCCTTCATCTATAAATCAAATATTATTTTCTAATAAAAATAATTATAAACAAGCAATCGAAGACCTTAAAAATAATACCTTTGATAATGAAAAATACGAACAAAATGAGAATGAAAATATAATAGTTAAACAAGAACAAGATGAAAATGATACTGATGAAAATGAAATAGATACTGAGGTAAATGAAAAAGAAAAAGATACTGAGGAAAAAGAAAATGAGAAAGATACTGAGGAAAAAGAAAATGAGACTGATTTATTTTTAAAGGAATTTAAAAAATATGCTGATATTGTTAAAACAGATAATGGTTCAGATTTTATTTATTTACCTAAAAATAATAAAAAGTCCAATTATAAATCTTACAATGAATATTCTACATAAAAAAAATTGATTTATCTATATACATATGTATATAGGTATTAAATACATATGTATAAATATAATAAATATAATATATATAATGTTTTATGCTATGAAGATGAAGATGAATATATTTTTAAGTTTCCGTTAAAAATAACACATCTCGAAATGCATCCACTGGCATATCTTATCAAATATAAAAATATAACTCATTTAGAACCTCATCCGGCTTCTTATTTGATAAAATATATGTGTATATATAATAATACTTTATATAAACATAAAGTACGACCAAATGATAATTATTTTTATTATTATAAAAATGAACATGAAACTTATTCTTACTTAATAAAAAATAGAAATAGCAATGCATATCATGATGAAAAATTATTAAAATCTGAATTAGAAAGACTTAAAAATAGACTAGAATTATTAAAAGAAAATTTAGAAAATATTAAAATAAATAAATATAATATTATATGTGAACTTGAAACAAAAATATATAAAATAAAAGAAGAATGCATGTTTCATTGTGTGAAATGGTTAGATCAAATACATATTTGCGATTGTGGTAACTGTTATAACTGTAAAAATAATAATGGAATAGATATTAATGATCCTGGAAGATGTAAACATTATTATAAAATACAAGAAATAGAAGAATATATTGAATATAATGAAGAAGATATATATAATGTAAGTGAAAGATATGAAGAATTAAAAAGTCATTATGAAAGAGAAAATGCAAAAAAGAATGGATATCTAAGAGAGTATGAAGAAGATTTAGATGACGACTTTGAAAATTTTTCATTTTGGGAAGGACAAATGTTGTCTGAATATCAAATAAATTATAAAAAACCTCAATACATATATTAATTTTATAACTAAAAATATAGTTATAAAATTTTATGCCTCCACGGAGAATCGAACTCCGGTTGTTCGCTTACAAGGCGACTATACTTGCCACTGTATTATAGAGGCTCTGAAGTAAAATTATTCACTTCAATTATATTTAATTTGTCTTTAAATTAATTTTTATATACTCTTTAATTGTATCATTATATAAAATTTTAGTATCTTCATCAAATTTAATTTTTTCTATCTCATTTAAATTCTTAACTGTAACATAGTATATATTATTCCCACGATTTCCTTTATAAATTAAAACTTCTTTTGCACCAAAAAAACATAAACTATCATTAATATAATCTTTATCGTTTATTATATTTTCGATACATTCTGGACTTGGTATATCTTCTAAACTAAAATTATTATTTTTATATATACATGAAGGATATATAACATATGTAATTATAAAGTTATAAATATCATTTATATTTTCAACGATTGCTACATCTCCACAACCATAAGTAGAACAATAACATGTTACTAAATATGACATATTAATAATATAAATCTTAATTTTAAATAGAGTTTAAAACAAAAAAAAATAATAAGATATAATGAATATTGACGATAAGCTTAAAATTGAGAGACTTGAGAAAATAATTTCTATTTATGAAAATAAAGTATTTGATGTTTTGTATGAAAAATTTTATATTGTAATGTATGTAAAGAAATTTTAAAAAAATATCCAGTGCGTTGTTCTAGCTCGGTAAATTGTAGAAATAATATTTGTAAAAATTGTTTTAAAAATAATGAAAAATGGAAATGTGATGAATGTAAAATTTGAAAACCATTTATATTTATTATTATAAATAAAAATGGATAGAAAACAAAAATTTAAAATTTTTTTAGGTACAGTAGCAGTTGGTGGTTTAATAATTCTCGCAGTTAGATTTATTCTGTCAATAATTAAGTTTAGATATACACCGAATTCCAATAATCTTCTTAAATATACTAGTCCTATGGGTAGTATTTTTGAAACTGTTGAACAAAATATTTATACCGATTTCCCTTTAATTACAATTCCGAAAGATTGCAAAATTATTTATATAGGAGTTAAGGGTGTTTTTACGACAACTGATTTAAAAAATGTGCGTGCTTCTATAAAACCTAATAGTTCAAATGATTATGTTGATATTTTAACTGATTTTTATGAAAAAGACTTTGATTTTACAAAACCTATTATATTAAATAATCAACAAATTGATATTCAATTTACGAACTTAAACACTAAAGTAAGTAAAGATGACTTTTATCTATTACAATTATTTTCAAACGGTAATAAAACAATATCAATTCAAAATCTTTATGTGGAAATTGAAATGTCCTCGTAATTTTAATCTTATCAAAGATTAAAATTTTAAAATTGATTTATATTTCTTTCTTTTAATTAAATTTTAGGGATGAGTAGATATTTAACCGATAAAGAAATTGAGAATATTTTAGATTTTATTAAACTTAATAAAAGTATACCAAAAGATTCTGCTTTAGCTATTGTAAAAAATACAAAAGACAAGCTTATTACACAACTTAAAAAACAAAAAATATATCCAAGTCTTATTCCGGAACTTAAGAAACAATTACAAATAAATTATATTAAAACACGTATCGATCCAGGTGAAAGTGTAGGTATTCTTTCTGCACAAAGTATCGGTGAAAAACAAACCCAAAATTCAATTGCTTATGATGAAGAAATTATAATTAAAGATAATGGTATTGTTAGGAAAACTACGATCGGTAAATTTATTAACTTATATATGGATTTATACAATTTTAAAAAAATCGATGAACATAGTCATATTCAAGAATGCAAAAATATTCAAATTATGACTGTAACCCATGATGAAAAAATACAATGGCAAGATATAAGCGAAATTAGTAGACATGCTCCTAAAGGTAATTTAATTAAAGTAACTACTGAATCTGGAAGAAGTGTAGTTTCTACTTTATCACATTCTCATCTTAAAAAAGACAAAAAAAAAGTTGTACCTGTGTTAGGTTCCGATTTAAAACTCGAAGATCGCATCCCAATTATCAAAAAAACACCTATTATTTTATCTGATTTGAAGAAAATTGATATAACTGAATACATTCAAAATTATACAATAGGACCGTGGGAATATGATACTGATGGTAGTACTCCTTTGAATTCTCCTATAAATATACAAGAAGAATATGTATATGCGAATGGAGATCGTTTTAAAAGATATATTGATATTGATGATACATTTATAGATTTTTTAGGAATATTCATGGCAAATGGTACATTTTATTTTCATACAAATCAAATATCTTTAGAATCTAAAGGAAGATATGACCCTCAAACTTATGATATGATAGAAAGATTTTGTATCAAATATAATTTAGAATTTGATTGTAAACAACAAGATCTTTACTTTTTTCAATCTTTTAAAGATAATAAAACTACAACATACACTATTCGTTCTAAAATCCTTAATACCCTTTTAAGAACAATTACATTTGAATCTTATTATGGGCATAAATGTGTACCTGATTTTATATTTGGTTTAGATAAAGACTATATTGATCTTTTTCTATATTCTTATTTTAAAGAAGGAGGATTTCAATGTGATTTTACTTATTTAAATAAAGATATTCAGTTTTTATTAACATATTTTGGAATTTATTCAAGAATTGTAAATAACAAATTAGTAATACAACAAAAATATAAAGATTTGTTCAATGATGAGATTGGTTTGGAAATAAATAAAAATAATTTAGAAGATGATTTTCAAGTTTTAGATGATTTAGAATTAAATGAACAATATACTAGATTACTTTATAATTTCAAAGATGAATATGTAAATAAAAATGCTAATGATATTAAAATTACATCAGATATGGAAATTAAGAAAATAAATACAGATTCAGAATTGGAAGATTTAATATTTAGATATACGATGGATGCACATAGATATAATGAAAATACTTTTACAACAGGAAATTATTTTGATGTAGAAAAGAATCTTGAATATTTATATCAAGTATACAAATCAGATGTAGTATGGGAAAAGATTACAAAACTTGAATTAATATTTGAAAAGGATTATAAACATAAATACGTTTATGATTTTTCTGTAAAAGGAAATGAAACTTTTGCTCTTTTCTCTGGAATTGTAGTTCATAATACGTTGAATACCTTTCACAAGGCTGGTCAAAACGAAGCATCTGTCACTGTTGGAGTTCCACGATTTCAAGAACTTTTAAATGCAACTAAAAGTCCACGTATGGTAAATTGTAAAATATTTTTTAATAAAGGAAATGAAAGTATTCAAGAACTTAGAAATACTATTAACTATAATATAGTTTCTTTAAAATTAAAAGATCTTACAGAAGATATTCAAATATGTTTAGATAAAGAAGACGAATGGTGGTATGAACCATTTAAAATATTATATAATTCTGAATTTGAAAACTTAAATCATTGTATAAGTATAAAATTAAATAAAAAAATAATTTTTAAATACAGAATATCTATTGATTATATTGTAGAAAGAATTGAAAAAGAATATGACGATTTAAAATGCGTTTTCTCACCGCCAAGTATAGGACGAATTGATATTTTTGTAGATGTGACAAATATAAAATTTAATGATAAACAATTACTCTTTGTTACAGAAGATAACATAAATGAAATATATTTAGATGAATGCGTACAACCTATACTTGAAAAATTAAATATTTGTGGTATTCCTGGTATAAATATGATTTATTTTGCAAAATCTGATAAATTAAAAGATAATGGTAAAGAAGAATGGTTTGTTGAAACTGAAGGTTGTAATTTTCGAAAACTTTTAGGTCATAATTTAATAGATATTACACGACTACAATCTAATAATGTTTGGGATATTTATGAAAATTTAGGGGTTGAAGCTGCAAGACAGTTTCTTATTGATGAATTTATGGAAATTATGGATGGTATTAATCAATGTCATGTTAAGCTTCTTGTCGATAAAATGACTTTTACAGGTACTATCTCTTCTATTACAAGATATACCTTGAGAAAGGACGAGTCTGGACCGATTTCAAAAAGCAGCTTAAATATAATTGGGCTGAGTTATATCAAAAGTATAGCTAGTCTTATTTTTTATAAGGCAACACATTCAAATTGCGGGAAAATCTTGTTATGTCTTCAGTACTAACCTAAAATGAAAACATTTTAGGGGTCTTAGTTAACTACTAAGAGAGTAAAAATCTAAAGAATAGAGACAATCCGCAGCCTAGCTCCTAAATCCGTTATGTTAGGATATGGAGAAGGTTCAACGACTAAATGTTTGTGGGCTTGAAGAATCTAACAAGTTCTAATGATAGCTTAAGATATAGTCTAGTCCCATCTGAGAAGATGCTGTTAAGTAGTATTAACAGATATAATGATTCTAGAAGGTCAAATTTCTAGATGAATTGGTAAAATCGTTGAAGAATCGGTAGAAAATTTCATTAAGTCTAGTTTTAATTGTGAGGTAGAAAAAACAAGGGGTGTATCAGCTTCAATTGTTTGCGGAAAAAGAGCAAGAATTGGAACTGGTTTTATGGATCTAAAAAACGATTTATCAAAACTTCCAAAGTCAATTTTATTCAAAGAAGAAGGTGTTTCAGAGGTTGATAAGAAAACGACAGCGACCCCCCGTGTTTACAACTTAAAATAAGGGCACCAATAAAACATAATTCGAATTAATTTTTGAAATTTTGTTGAAAATTTTATATTTTAAAGTTTATAATTAAACTTTAAAATAAACTTCATAAATATTTATATATTATAACCTATAAATCTGTATATATATTGTAAAAAGAAAAAAATAATTAGAGCTTCTTTAACTACTTAAAATATTTTTAATACCTAAAAAGGTATTAAAAACTTTATTTATTTTACTTGTATAATTATATCAGGCTATCTAAAAATTTTATTATACCTTCATCATTCGAACCACACACTTCAAATAATAGTTCTGTATTTCCAGACCAATTAATTATAAGAGTACTAAGTTCTGTAAATGTGTCTAAATATTTTCTTTCGTTTTTGTATTTTGTAAGGATTTTACAAATTTCTTTTTGAATTTCATTTAAATCCTCAAAACATGCCTCATATGAAAAAATATCTCCAAATAATTCAATTATTCTTTCAATACTTTTATTACTTATTTGTGTCATAATGAACCAAATTATCTATATAAAATTATTTAAAAAATCAATTTTTTAACTACTATATAAAAATTGAATTTAAAGAATTACTTTTGAGCCAAACTTACGGTTAAAATGTCTTACATCCAAGAAAATAATATTGAATATGAAACATTATCTTGTTCAAGACCTCATTGCGCCATCAGATGTCATAATCATGACATTAAAGGTACTCAAACTTTTGCAGAGTTCTTAAATTATTTACCACATTTTTGGACAATTTCTAGACGATATAACTTAGATGATAAAAACTTAATAAAAACTTATAAATACTTTTCTTCTAATAAAGCAAGTAAAGGAGAAATTATAACATTTATTAAAGATATTTTATCTAAAATAAATAATGAAACTAAAGATATAGAATTAAAAAAAATACAAGTTTTATATTTATATTCTATGTTATATACTCCTGATCTAAATAAATTTATAAAACAAAGTGAAAAACTCTTTTTAGCTGTTAAAGACGCATTTAGTAGAGCAATAATTGATGTAAAAGATGAACTTTTTTCGGAACAAATGGCTAAAATTACACTTTGAAAATATAAAATAAAAATTTAATTTTTAAACTATTTATAAGTTTAAAAATTAATGAGATCGTCTTCTAGATTTAGAACGTTTTTTAGACCTGGAACGTCTTTTAGATTTCTTAGGACTACATTTTCCAAACTTAGATTTCATCTTAGACACATCGTCATTACTAATGAACTTTGTTAAATTACTTTTACTTTTTTTACAATATGCTTTTAAAGCATAACGACCGTTTTTCAATTTTGTAACACAAATATCACTTGGACTTACTGTGACTTTTTTTCTTAAAGCGACGCAATAAAATTCGTTAGTTTTCATTTATTATACAAAATATTTTTATTTAAAGAATAAAAAAAATACTTATTTTAATTTTTTTAAGATGAATCATAATTTCAAATACTTGAGATCATATATACTGAATTATAAGATTTTTATTTAAAATTGAATATTTAAAAATAGGTAATATATTAATTAACGAAGATGGGTATTGCACAATTTTTTTCTTGGTTTAAGAATAATTTTTCAAGTACTATTAAAAAGTTAAAATCTAAAGATACTTTAGATGTACCAATTGATAATCTACTTATAGATATGAATGGTTTATTTCATAATTCTGCTCAAAAAATTTATGAGTATGGAAACTTCAAACGTAATATTAGATTTTTGAATTATAAAAAACAAAATAAAAATCCAATTGATGTTTATATTGATGTTTGTAAAAATATTGAAGATATTTTTCAAACTGTAAAACCTAAAAAACGAATGATTCTTGCAACTGATGGACCTGCTCCAAAATGCAAGCTTAATCAACAAAGACAAAGAAGATATAGAAGTGTAATGCATAGAGATGAAGATGATACTTCTTTTGATTCAAATTGTTTGTCTCCCGGCACTAAATTTATGGATAATTTAAGTAAGTACATTGATTGGTACATTAAAAAACGTATGAGTGAAGATCCAGATTGGCAAAAAATAGAAATTATATTTTCAAACGAGAAGGCACCGTCCGAAGGAGAACAAAAAATTTTTTCTCATATTCGAAAATATGGTGACATAAATGAAAGTTATATTATTCATGGAAATGATGCAGATCTTATTATGCTTTCATTAGCTACGCATATTGAAAAATTTTATATTTTACGCGATAATACTTTCTTTGATAAGGATGTAGATGATAAATTTTTATGTGTCAGTATTGGTGATACTGCATTACAATTAGGTCATATAATGTCTTGGAATGGAGATAATTATAATGAAAAGAATGCTATTAACGATTTTGTCTTTCTATGTTTTACACTAGGTAATGATTTCCTTCCTCATATTCCAGGAATAGAAATTATTGAAGGTGGTATTGATACTATCTTAAGTGTTTATAGAGATGTTGGAAAATTCCACGGACATATAACAAAAACTGCAACAGATGGTAAAATCTTTTTTAATAAGATTCCATTAAAAGTATTTTTCCAAGTTATATCCGAATATGAAAAACCTGTCTTAGAACATAAACTTAAAAATAAATCTGTTTACTTTGAAGATAAGTTATTAGAATCGTGTGCTACTTTTAATGAAAATAATTATGAATTAGATATCACAAAATACAGAAAGGAATATTCTAAACAATATTTTGGTTCAACTAAAAATGCTATTTTAGAAAAAGTATGTCATTCGTATTTAGAAGGTCTACAATTTGTGATGTTATATTATACTCACGATGTTCCAAGTTGGAATTGGAACTATCCACATTATTATGCACCTTCTACTTATACTCTTTCAAAGTATATTGATACTTTTACATTTAATAAATATGAAAAAAGTATTCCTTTATTTCCATTTCAACAACTAATGTATATTCTTCCTCCAAAAAGTTTTAATTTATTACCTACACCTCTTAATACTTTATATTCTCATGAACAATTAGAAGAATTTTATCCCGATAAAGTAGATATTGATTTATCAGGTAAAAAGAATGATTGGCAGGGTATAGTATTATTACCTTTTGCTAATATTGATACAATAAAAAAAATACATAATGAACATACACATTTAATCGATATTAGAGATATAAAAAGAAATTCTCACGGAAAAACTTTTAAGTATAATTATATGGCTCATTATAATAGTACTATTTATAAATCTTATAATGGTACTATAAATAATTATAAAATTAGAACTATTTTGATAGATATATAAAATTGTTATTAATTTTTAAACTTAATTTACGTTTAAAAATTTATATTTTAATGGTGCATTTATAAAACAAATAAAAATAATAATAATTTAAATAAATAAAATATCTTTACAAATAAATGAAATTAATTATTTTCTTCTTATGACTATGTTTAATATATGTAATGCCGATTTACGTATGGCATCAACTCCTAAAGGAAATTATATAGTTCAAAATAGCGAAGATGCCATTCCATTTATTCCAAACTTAAATGCTAAGTATATGGAGCCAAGTGATTTTAATTATGATGGATTAAAAAATCAACGTGAAAACAATTACGATAATTTTTTAAGATCGAATATTGATAACGAGCAAGATAATAGAGATTTTAATAATGAAATAGGGAGAGATATGTTACCATTTCGCACGCTAGAAGCAAATTCTATTGATAATAATATTATAACCGCTACAATAGGCGAAAAAACATTAATTCCTCTTAGATGGAATAACCCTCATTCATCTGAATGTGAAATTAATATTTGGTTTAAAAGTGGAAATGATAATATCGTTGTCCCTATTAAAAAACCATCTTGTTGTGGAGAAGGTTATCAAGATAATATTATAGATTTTACTATTCCTCGCGATTTTAATCAATTATCAAGTAAAGTTCCTGGCTTCAATGGGTGTAATAAAATAGGTGATTGTACTCTTCAAATTTATGCACATTCTGTTGAACCAAGAACTTATGCAATTGGTACTCCATTAATAATACCAAATAGTTTGATCGGAAATTATACTGTTATACCTAAAATAGAACCAGCAACAGTCGATCCTCAACTTAATTTAAATGTTTTACCTCGTGATGTATGTTTACCTACAGTAAATGAAGAATCAAATATATTATCTGCTGTGCCAAGATTTGCAAGATTAGTATCAGACCAATTTAATCATGCATATCAAAATAGTGATTTTTCACCATATAGTGGACAACAACACGAATTAATTAGTAGGAATCTTCAATCTGCTACCATTTTAAGAATGACTGCAGCAAATGGAGGAGAACTTGGTAAATCAATTTTAAATGCAGAAGATAAACAATTTATTGAAACTCTTATAAATAATGTAAATGCAGTTGTTCAAAAATATGAAGCTACAGCTAACAATATTATTAATAAAATTAAAAATGAGTTTCGATCTACTGACACTTTAGGACAACAACAACTTGCAAATTGTTTTAGATGTACAAATACAGGCTCTGTAAATCCAAACCGTATAGAACAACAAACATATATTCCATCATTTGAACTTCCAGATTTAAATTTGGCTAATAAAATTCGAAAAAATCTTGAAAATAATGTTAAAAATTTAATCCCGGTTAACAGTCAAAATGTTCAAATATATTCTGCTGCTTTAAAAGAAATGACTAATGATTTTGCTAATGCTGCAACAAAAGGTTTTATTTATCAACCTGCAATGTTAAAAACAACTATTACAACAATGTCTGATCCTACAAATTTTCTTAAAGTTAATAAATCGGGTAAAAAAGATAATGGTGTTTATGCTGCAACTATTGCTTCTTCTGTAAAAACACAAAATATAAATAAAATTAAGAATCTCTTTTTAAATAACACTCCGACTCCTTCTTTATCATCATCTACAACGCAAACAACATTATCTTTATCAACTCAATTACCAATAGTAGATATACCAACATTTTCTGGAACTTTACCACCAAACCCAGATGATCAATCATCAATTTCCACGTCTAATTTTTGCGGTAATACATATGATACGGTAGATTGTAATAAACCATGTTTTTACGGTTTAGATTCTGAGTGTGATCCTGGAACTATTTGTTTTAATATTGATCTACAAAAATGCGGACCGGTTTCAGAAAATACTAATAAATTTTGCGGAATTACTTACGATACGGTTGATTGTAATAAACCATGTTCTTCAGGAATAAATAGCGAATGTAATGGAGATATTTGTTTTCAAACAGATAAATGTATTATTGAAAATACTACTTCTATTTTTCCTACTACGTCTATTTTTCCTACTACTTCTATTTTAGACACAAAACCTGAAAACTTAGACAATAATTTATATTTCTGTGGAATAGATCAAAATAATTTTAATTGTGCTCAACCATGTATAACTGGTTTATCAACAGAATGCAGTGATGATAACAGTATATTATGTTTAAATGTGAATAATTTGTGTGATGGTAAAAACAGTGAACAATTTAGTAATATTGTAAATAGTTCTTTTCATAATAAACCAACAGTTCAATTCTTATTTATAAATGTAATTCTATTTTTAGTAATAGTACTTTAAAAAACTCATATAATTTTAAACTAATATTTAGTTTAAAATTATATCTATTTAAAAATTAAAACAATAATTTATAAATGAATACTGTTTATATAAAATGGAATAATATTTCAAAAAAAATAGTTAATAATGAAATTATTTCATGGAAAAAACATATCGATGTTATATATATGTTAGAACATACGAATGAAATATTTGGAAAAATATATTTAGAACTTTTAAAAAAAGATTTTATGATAGATTTTATAAAAGATATTATTTTTGAAAATGATAAGTATGGTGACCCTGAAAAATACTATTTTATAGAAGATAATTTCGAGGCATCTCCTTCTAGTTTAAGATATCTTTATCAAGCTAATGAAATTCTTAAACTTATTAAAAGTAAAAATCTAAAAGATTTAAAAATAGTAGAAATTGGTGGTGGATATGGTGGTTTATGTTTGATAACTCATTTGTTATTTAAAAAATTTAATATAAACATTGACAAATATGTAATATATGATCTAAAAGAAATACAAAATCTTCAAAAATATTATTTAAATAATTTTAATTATATTGAAAATATTGTATGGAACGATTCAAATACTTTCGGAGAAGATTTAAAAGATGATAATTATATTTTAGTTTCGAATTATGCATTATCTGAAATTGATATTGAATATAGATTGAAATATTTAAAAAATCTTTTACCTAAAGTTTCAAGTTCGTTTATGATTTGGAATTCTGATAATATAAAAGGTTTAGAATCTGTGTTGAACATTAAACAAGATATAGAATACCCTCAAACTGGATTATGTAATACAATAATTACATTTTAAAAATTTTTAAACTAATTTTTAGTTTAAAAATATAATTAAGTTGTTATTGATGCTAATTCCTTTTTAAAACTATTATTATCATCTTTTAGATTTAATATACTTTGTTGTGGATCCATCATCATATCAAATCTTTCCATATCAATATTTCCACTTTCTTCTGTATACCATTCATTTGCAACATCTACTGTTTTCTTTTTTATTCCTCCATCTACTATATATTCTGTTAGTTTTTTTGCTTCAACATCTTTTCGAATTTCTCCTTTATTATCTTTATATTTAAATATTTGTCTACTTGGATCGGTACATATATAAAGTAAATTTCCATTTTCATCTTTTAAAAGTTTGTCCTTTACAAATCTTGCAATACCTTTTTGTCCGTTGATAGCATAATTAATATTAAAATCATTTCGTATTACATCTTTTATTTTCTCTATATTATCAAAATCTATACTTGATGTTATATTTAAAGTATTATTAGTTGTACTATTTTTAGGTTGTTTTGCAATTTCTTTTAGAGTTTCATGATCTTCTTTTAAAGATATAAGTTGTCCTTTAAGTTCCGCATTCTTTTGCTTTAATTCATGTTCAATTTCTTTTACTTTTTGCTTTAATTCATGTTCAATTTCTTTTACTTTTAACTTTTCTTCAAATTCTTTTTCTTTTTCTTTTAATTTTTCTTCAAATTCTTTTTCTTTTTCTTTTAATTTTTCTTCAAATTCTTTTTCTTTTTCTTTTATTATCTGTCTTATTTCTTTATTACATAGTTCACCATGTATAGAAAGATATTGTTTTGTGGTAAAGGACTTATTACAAAATTCACATTTAAAATTATTTTTTTCTATTTTTCCTTGCAATTTTAAACAGTATTTAGTTGTTTTCTGATGAGCATTTAAAGATGATCTACTAGAAAACATTTTATTACAAAAATTACATTCCATTATATAATATAGTTTCAAATTTTTAAATCAAATTTAAAAAAAATTCTAAATTTTAAATTATTTTAACCTATATATACAGACTAAAAAACACGTTTATAAAAAATTTCTAAATGTTTAGAAAAAAATATAAATATTTAGAATTTTTTATAAACATTTAGATTTTTTTATAAATATATTTTTTAAAAAAATGTGTTCCGGAGGAGATAAATTTTATGACATGTAAAACAGTTTAAAATATTTCGAACCTCCTTTGGATTTTTTTTACATTTTTTTTAAAATTTTTTTCCACACACACAAAAAATGTGTGTGTGTGGAAAAACTTTTTGTTATTTACTTATAATTATTTTATTATTAAAATTTTCGTACGAAAAACTTTTTATTAAAATATTTTTTCTATAAAATAATTTTTTTAAAACTAAAAAGTTTACTAAAAAAATTTAAAAACAAAGTATCGGAAAATAAAATTTTTAATTTTTTGATACTTTAATATTTTAAACACGAAAATAGTTCAAAATAAAAATATACAAACGAACTTTTTGAAAACATGTTTTTTCATCTCAAAAACAAAATATTAAACATAAAAACAGTTTAAAAATTAATTATAATAAGATCCGAAATTTTGTGTTTAATATTATATGATAAAAATTGAAAAAATCAAAATTTTTGAAAAAGTAAACAGAATTGACTGTTTAAGTTTCACTGATTGAGAAAATCAGTAAACGGTTTTTTTTTGAACTTGGAATGAAAAGAATTTAAAATACAAATCCAGTATAAAATTTAAAAATTGTATTTTGAAATGACTATTATATAGATTATATAGATGTTTAAAATGAAACGTTTCATTTTAAACAATATTTTAGTTTTAATAAAATAAGAATTTTAAAAATTTTTGTGTTCGTTTGATAAATTTTATTTTGACATGTTTTCATGTTTAAAATATTTTTAATTTTTTATGACATTAGTTTAAATATAATTAAGTTGTTATTGATGCTAGCTCTTTTTTAAAAGTATTAGTAGGAAAATACTTTTTATTACACTGGAGGGTATTCAAAATATCTTTAAAGTTAATTTTAAAACATAAACTATAGTTTTGAAATTACAAAAATTTATAATAAAGTTCAAAGTAAAGTTAAAAGTATATCTAAATTTTTAATCTCAAAATTATTTCCATACAACATTAAAACTAATATATCATTTTTACTAAATGGTGTATTTAAATCAGTATATGTAAATGAAAAATATTCTGTTACACTATTTATATCAGCTGGCACAGGTAATACAATATTACTAAAAGGTATTGGTTCTTGATCAGGAGAACTTATACCTAAAAATATATGAGTATTTTCTACATCAGTACTATGTACATTTCCAGAAATTTTTAATGTATCTATAATACCATCAATATCTAAAATTTTTAGATTATTATTTTTTATACTAGGAGTAAATGTGAAATTTTTATTCACATATGAAATTTTATTTTGTTGAGGAGTAGAAGTCGGTGTAAATACTGAATTAGTATTATTACCACCGGAAAAAACTACTGAAAATATAATAGCTACAACTACAGCTATAAAAGCTAAAATAGCAAATTTTTTTGACATTATCTTTATAATAAAATAAAATTATTTTTAAAAAATTTACTTTAGTATTGTTAAAAATAAATGAAAACAAAAAGACAAAAAATAAATTTAACTCCTGGAGGTATACCTAAAATAATACATCAAATTTGGATTGGTAATTCTAGTTCCCCTAAATTAAATTTACTTTATATGAATACTTGTAATCATATGAAAGGTTGGGAATATAAAATTTGGTCAGATGAAGATATAACTAAAAAAAACTTCCCTTTAACTTATGATCTTATACAAGACATAATTCAAGTTGGAATCGATGATAATAAAATAAATAAAAAATTTGCACAAGTCGCAGACTTAATGAGACTTGAAATTTTATTTAGAAATGGAGGAGTCTATATAGATACTACAGCTGAATGTCTTCAAAATTTCGATACTTTATTTGATAACGAAGATTATCAATTTGTAGTTTCAAATGAAGATCCATGTAATTTTGATTGTATGACTGATTCTGGAGAATATTATATTAGTAATAGTTTTATAGCATCAACAAAAAGGCATCCTGTACTTAGAAATTTGCTTAGCGTCGGCAGACTTAAAAAAATAGATATCTATTCTTATAAAATAAATAAGGAAACAGGTCCTTATTATCTAGGAAAACATATACAAAAAATAATGAGAAATCACCATATTACTATGTTACCTTCAGATCTTATTTATCCTACAAGATATGAATCAATGTACGATATTGAAAGACCAGATGAATGTTTTAAATATGAAAAAACAAAAAACACAAATATTGAATTAAAAAATAAACATAATGATAGTATATTTTTAGAATATCCATGTAAATCATATCCAAAAAGTTATGTAATAAAACATTTTGAAGCAGGCGGAACTTGGCAATGAAATTAATTATAATTTAAATATATGTTTATGAAATATAGTTATGAATTTTAAAATATTAGAAGATAATTTAGCTAAAAGTTTTATTAATGATAGCGAATCGTTCGAAAATATGAGAGATCTTTTATATTTTACAGAATGGTTTGATGAAAACAACGTAAAATTATATTTACTTTATGAAGATGATATAATAAAATCATTTGCACTTTTATCAAAAATGGAAAAGGATCCTTTAAGAAAACATTTAAATCCTTATCATCTAAATTATATTTATACTTTTGAAAATGAAAGACGGAAAGGTTACGCTTATAATCTTTCACTTGAAATAAAAAAAAGAACACGTTACAGTATTTTGTATGAATGAAGAAACTATAAATCTTTTTAAAAAAGCAGAATACAATTTTGAGAGTCTAGATACGTTATATAAAACTATACCAATATATAGGTATCCTTAATTTTTAAACTTAAAAAAGTTTAAAAATTTAATTTATAGACTGTACGCTTCCAAGATTATTTATATTACATTATTTTAGTAAAATAAATATTGTTAATAATAAAAATGTATCTAAAAAAAGAAATATTCTGACCGGAGATCCTCAAAAAGTAAAAGAAGGCGAAGATCAAAAAGTAAAAGGATGCGAAGATCAAAAAGTAAAAGAAGGCGAAGATCAAAAAGTAAAAGGATGCGAAGATCAAAAAGTAAAATTGATGGTGCAAGTCCGGAAGATTTACTTATAAATATAAATGAATATTTAAATAATGCTGACATAAATGCAACATATATAGATTCAAAAATTTCTATACTCGACGATAAAATTAATGATTTTTTTATTTATATAACACCAGATAACACAAATATTCGTATCGTATTAACAGTTGTAAACAGAGAGACTGGTGATTATACTAACTTTAATATAACGAGTACTAAAATTGAAAAAATAAATAAAGCTTTTTTACAATCTATTAATTTACAACTTGTAAGTTATATTAAAGTTAGATTTAATTATACTCCGCCTGAATTAGAAAAAATCAAATATATAATAAGAGACATTATATCTTATATATATTATCTTATAGAATCATATATAAAAGTAAAAGAAATTAAAACATCGGAAAGTGGTAATTCAGTATTATTTATATTACCAAATAATCTTCAATATAATATTGACGTAAAAATATGCGATAATTATAAAAATATTTGTATGAGTTTAGAAAGAAATACTGAATTTAATACCCGTATTTCACCAATAAAAAGAGTTCCAATTGAATCAGATTTACACAATAAGATATTTGAAATATTTAATGAATATAGAGATATGATAGAAGGGAATAAACTATGAGACTATTCAAAATTTGTGATTTTTTTGATACGAATGTTTTAATTCGAAAGGATAAAACTTTTAGAACTTGATCACGTGAAAACCAATTTGTATTTTCACAATAAAAATGATAAATTTTAAAACTTAATATAAATTTTAAAATTACATATCAGGTAATTTATTTTGATTATTTAGAGAACCTAAAAGAGGTCCCATCATTCCTATAAGTCCAGATAGATCAGGAGGTTTTTGTTCACCACCTTCACCACCTTTATTCATATTATTTAAAAGCCCAGACATCATATCTAATGGATTACCTCCTTCTGTTCCATTTTGATTTACACCCATATCAGCACACATTTTTTGAACACCGCCCATTAATTTGGATAAATCTAATGAACCATCTTGCATACCTGAACCTAAACTTGACATTATATCTGTAAGTAGTCCAGAACTCATAATAGCTGACACAGCTTCCATAGGATTTGAATTTGGTTTAACATGTTCTTCAACTTTATTAAAAATATTACTTAACATATCAGTTTCTTTTGAACTATTTTTTAGAATTTCTTTTGCATTTCCATCCGGATCTAATAAAGCAGAGATAGTTAATAGATGATTCCAAATAACTTTGCTACTATCCATGTCTGCATCTTCAAAAATATTTACAAAATCAATATACACTTTTGAAGAATATTCTATTTTGAAAGTTACAAATTTTTTGTATGTTTTTGAAGTTATTCCATCTCTGTTTAATGTACAAAAATCTTTAAAAATTTCAATATGTTTACTTATAGCTTTATCATGATTAATAGTTGTTTTACATAATAGTCTATCATAAAGTTTTAAAGCATGATTTGAATCTCCAAAAACAGAACTTAAGTCTATAACAAATGATGAAATTGCTTTGAATGCAATAGTATTTGAATTAGATTTACTCATTTTATAATATTATTTATTGTCTTAAATATAAATTTTTTTTATTTAAATAAGAATAAAAGTAATATTTAAAAAAATATAACTGATTACTTAAATAGAATTATAAAGTTTCATTTAATAAAAATATTTAGTCTTTTATAAATAAATGGATATAAACTTTTATAAACCTATAATTGATTTTGAATATTTTATTACATCATGTAAAAATGGTGTATTATCAGATGTAAAAGAATCTTTATTAACATTAACTATGATTGAATCCAAAACAAATAAATAAGATTCAACTAGTATAAAACATAATATAATTAATCTTCCGGATGAAAACGATATGACAGGTTACATGCATGCTGTAGATAATAATCGTACAGATATTGTAAGATATTTTCTTTATAACTATAATTGTGAATCATTTTATAAAAATAATGACGGTTACTCAGCGTTATTATTAGCAGTTAAAAAAGGATTTACTGATTGTTTAAAATATATTTTAAAAAAAGATACTACTGTAAACGAAATTTTAAGTAATTTAAAAAAATTAAGATCTTTATATTCTGCAAAAGATAAATTATATTACGAAATAGACGAGTTAATTATCGAATTAGGAGAACTAGATCCAGGGGTATTAAAATTATTTTCAGAATTAAATAAAATAGATGATATAGAAAAAAATATATATTCAAATTTAGATCGTCTAGATTTTGAACAAATTATTTTATGTTTTAAAAATACTTCAAATCCTATAATTCAATCATTATTAATAAACACTTTTGACTCTTATGATGAACTTATTTCTATATATACAAATATGACATCTGGAGATGTTGTTTAATTCTTATTTAAAGAAATGAAAATATATAAATAGAAATGTCAGTTCAAACTCGTTATTTAAGATTATATCCTATTCCATGGCCAGTATTTAGTACAAAAAATTATGTACAAGATCAAGATGGTTGGTGGAATTGGCAACCTAAGAAAAGAAGGAATCGAAAGATATTATCTGATTGATAATATATAACTTATTTTAAGTTATATATTTACATTATATTTTCTATTCTTATCATATGGGATTTGTAAAACATCAACATTTAAGTTATCAAGTAACCATTTATTATCACATTTTGAATGATTTACTTTAGATATAAATTCGGGTTTTAATAAAATTGTTTTTGCTGATTCAAAATTATCTCCAACATATAAACATTTATTTGGATTTTTGTCCGATTCTTTAATTATTGTTTCAAATAAATTTTCTCCATAAATATAATCATCATCTAGTAAAATTATTTTTGTACCACATTCATCTTCTCTTAATAAAGTAGGTACATATTTTGTACCAGATCCGTAATCTTTTCCAGTTGTAAAAATATTACATATATCTTTATATTTTTCTGGTACATCACAATCTTCCGTTACATTTAAAGAAATTTTATCAACTCTTGTAGTTTGATTTAATAAAGAATTTAACATAGGTGTAATATTTTTTATTCTTTCCGGAGTCGAACTAAAAGAAACAACAACTTTACTATCTGTACATCTGTTTAAATTCTTATAATTATTTATAAAAGACTTTGAAGAACTATTTAATAATTTATTATATCTTGTACTTTTAGAAATACTTAAATGTATCGCTATCGATGAACCTATAAGTATTGATGCTAATATTACTGGTACATACCATGGTATTTTTGACATCTTATCTTTATTTTATAAAACAAATCTTTATAAAATAATTTTTATTATTTTTATACTTTCTTTTAAAATTCAATTTTTATAAGTCTTCAATCTTCATGTTTAAATTCTGAACCTTCTTTTTTCTACTTTATAAAATAAAAAAATGAATTTTGCAAGTAGACAATGTAATAATATTATAGTAATTATGAACCAAGATAAGAAATATGTGTGCGATTTTATTAGAAAAACACTTACAACATATACATTTGATAGAATGCGTGATCATCAAAGTGATAATAACTTTTTAGATTATAATGACTTTATGGAATATCAGTTTAAATGTGTTATCAATTTAGATGATAATAAATCAAATCAAATAGCATATTTATGTTCTATGATTAAAAATGATGAAATTTGTTTATGTGACGAAGAAAGTTGTATTGAATTTACAGCTTATACTATATATTGGCAAAGAGTTTTTGATGAAGACGGTAATGTTGATAAAAATAAAAGTAAATTGACAATTATGAATCCTCGTTAATTTAAAATTTATTCTTATAATACAATTTAATTTTTATAGATAATTCTATAAAAATCAATAAATTTAAGCTACAACTTCCTCCTTAGGAAAATGATTCTTCAACAAGGATTGAAGACGGAAGTAAGTAAGAGGCTCGGTTGAAGTCTTCTCATCATAATTCAACAACTTTGCAAGCTTAGGATCGGGACGAATTTGTCTCTTATCTTTATCATTCTGCAATTTGTGCTCGCGAATGTAGTTGCACAAATACTTAGTTACTTCAACTCTAGATTTCTTTTCACTGGAAGCCCAACCAGCAAACTTAGCTATCTCCTTAGAGATAGGAACAGGTTTTAAGAAACCTGAAGTAGTGTTAGAAACCTTTCTTTGAGTAGGATTGCGCTTGCTAATGATACGAGAAGATTGAGACTTAAGACCCTTCAATCTCTTGTTAAGCGTTCTCAAAAACTTAACACCCTTAGTCTTGTTGGAACTATCTCTAAGAACTTCGATTTCCTTTTCAATAGACTCGATAAGTTCATCAAAAGTAGCAATAACGCTATCTCTTGTAGGAGCAACTCTCTTCTTCTTTTCCTTTCCATCCTCAACAACTTCCTCTTCCTCTACAAGCTCTTCCTCCTCCTTAACAACTTCCTTCTTTACCTTCTTTGCGACAACAGGTTCCTTCTTTGCTACAACAGGTTCCTTCTTTGGGGCTGCTGTCTTCTTAGTAGTAGTCTTCTTTGATTCAACAACTTCTTCTTCAACTAATTCATCTTCCTTCTGTTCGGTTTTAGTGTTCTTCTTTGCCATTTTTATTATATAAACCCTGTCTTTAAGTTAGTTTTATTTTAATATTTAATAAAACTTATTAACAATATAATAATTTAAAAAAATAACTATTTAAAAAAATTTTATTAATTCCCGCTTTAATTCCTATAATATTTTAATTTGTCAAATTTAAAGTTTAAAATTTATAAATAAAATGTTTGACTCTATTACAAAATATATACATTATAAAATAATTACATTTTTAATTAGAGATGAAGATATAAAAAAAATATTTATAAATGCAACGAGAAATAGTTATATGAATTGGAATTATTATATTTTTAATTCTTTGTACGACTTTATTAATAAAAAGTACTCTGAAATAAATAAAAACAACACAAATATTTTATTATTTTCAAATGAATTTATTATAATTTTATTTATAAAAGATGAAGATTTTCTTAAAGTTTTGGACTTATGGTGGCCTGAACGTGATGAAAGTTATAATTTTTTAATTGATAATTTAATATTTCTATATCCAGAAAGATTTAAAATTGAAAAATAATAAAATACTTTAAATAAAGTAGTATGGAACAATATAAAAAATCTACACGAAATTCTCGAAAGGAAAACAAAAAAAATAAGAATAATAAGTTTTTTGGTTCAAAAAAACATATAAGAATTACTATAGTAAAACAATCGGGAAATCTTAAATATTAAACTAAAATTTAGTTTAATATTATTTTTTATTTTTTTTATTTTTTTTAAACTTAATTTAAATAAATATGTCAGATATTTTGTCTATTAGAGACAATCTTAACGAATATAAATCCGAATCAGAATCTAAGTCCTGTTCAGATTCTAATGATGAACAAGAATTTCTTTTTAAACATACAACAACAAAAGATTCTATACTATATGTGATAGCTGTTGTTTCAAATCCTGCTAGATTCGAAAGAAGATATAAACTATTTAAAGAGTTTTGTAAAAGAATGAAAAAAGAAAAACAAGTTAAATTAATAAGTATTGAATTACAACAGGGGTCTAGACCTTTTCAAACAAAATCAACAATAAAATTAAGAACAGATCACGAATTATGGTTTAAAGAAAATTTAATAAATGTAGCCGTAAGATATCTTCCACATGATTGGAAATATATGGCATGGATTGATAGTGATTTAGAATTTCAAAATAAAACATGGGTAAGAGATACTATTGAACAACTTCAAACATATAAAGTTGTTCAATTATTTTCTCATTGTATAGATCTTGGAATTAAAGATGAAACATTACAAGTACATACTGGGATATTTTATGCATATTGTAATGGTGAAAAATATGTTACACCAAGTAAATATGGAAATTATTTTCATGTAGGATATGCATATGCAATCACAAAAGAAGCTTATAATAGTATTGGTGGTTTATTAGATTTTGCTATACTTGGTTCGGCAGATAACCATATGGCTTTAGCATTACTAGGTTTAGTTGATCAATCAATAAATCAAAAACTTCATCCCAATTATAAACTATTATGTAAAATATTTCAAGAAAGATGTGAAAAAAATATAAAAAGAAATGTAGGATATGTACATGGTACAATTTTACATCATTTTCATGGTAATAAAGTAGATAGACAATATAAATCTAGATGGGAAATTTTAGTTAATAATCAATTTGACCCTTTAGTTGACATATATAAAGATCATCAAGGATTATGGCAATTAGATGATGCAAAAAGTAAATTAAGAGATGATATTATTAGATATTTTCGTGAAAGAAACGAAGATTGTAATGTAATGCCTATGGATTATAAATATTGTAAAGGTAAATGGATTTAATTTTTATTTTTATATTAGTATAATATAAAAATATGTCCACTAATTCATTTTTAATTCATCAAAAAAGTATATTAACATATATGTTTAGAGTTGTTCCGGAACAAAAAGGTTTAATTGTTGCTCATTATATGGGTACCGGAAAAACTATAACAGCAATTGGTTTTCTTATGCAATATTTAAATTCAAATTATAAATTAACTGTAGTTCATCCACAAGGTTTAAAATATATTTGGCAAATTGATTCCAAAAAATTAGGTGTTGAAAATATTATTAATTCCATAGAGTTTTTTTCGTATGAAGATTTTTTTATTTTTTTAGATAAAGATATTAATTTATCAAACAGAGTTGTAGTATTTGATGAAGCTCATAAACTTTCTGGTTTTTTAGAAAGTATGGCTAAGGAGATTTCGATTAAATATTTTGATAAAATAAAAACTATACATCGTATTCTTTTATTAACAGGTACTCCAATATACAATAATGAATATGATTTAAGATGGTTAATCAATATTGCAGCCGGAAAATCTGTAGTACCATTAAATAAAAAAGAATTTGATAAAGAATATATAAAGGCTCATATTCCAAAATCAATTATATTTCAATGGACTATACCTTTTATTACAAAAGTTTTACCTGGAATATTAATATTAGATTTATTTCCGACAATTTTAAATATAATAAGTGTATGGTATTATGGAAATTTTAGTTTTAATAACATTGACAGTCTGATTTCCTTAATAAGTATTATTTCTTACTATAATAAAATACTTCAAGAATCTTATCTTTCTTATTTTATTGATTTAGGTTTAGAAATTCCAACAGGATTACAGGAAATGTTGTATACTCTTAATAAAACATTTAAAGAATATGGTTATAAAGTTTCTTTAAAAGATATTCCTGAATATGTTTTAAAAGTATTAACAAATTTTGGAAGTTTTATAATAGCTATGATTTTTATTTATAATATATATATAATTAGTGATAATATATATCCTAAAACATTTTATGATTTTAATGTTCAAAAGTTTATAAATAATTGCGGTAAATATATTTCATTTTATGACTTGCCAAACAATTCAGTAGATCCAAATTCGAAATTTCCGACTATAAAAAATCATATAATGAAAGTATCTTATACTTCAGGACAGTTACAAGTTTGGGCAGCTATTACAATGAGATCTTCAGATATTACTGAAGTAATTAAAATATTACCACCTAATATGAGTGAAGAAGCATATCGTTTAACAGGTCATAAATACTTAGAACATCCTGAAGATTGGGTTAACTATGGTAGAATAATTGGAAATCTTACTGAACATAATGAAATACCAAAAAAATTTATCGAAGTTTTAAAAACTATAAAATCAGCAGGAATGAAAAAAACAATTGTATATTCTAATTTTTGGGAACAAGGTTGTTTATTATTTGCAAAATATTTGGATTCTATATCTATTAAATACGAATTCATAACACCTTTTATATCTGAACAAGAGGATATAAGAATATTAAAAGATTTTGAAGAAGATAGATGTCCTATTATTATTTTACATCCAGATAAAACAGAAGGTGTTTCATTTAAAGGTGTAAAACAATTACATATTTTAGAACCTTTATTATCATATGCAAAACAACAGCAATTAGTTGCACGTGTAAATAGGTATGAATCTCACATTCATTTACCTATAAACGAACGTAAAGTTGATGTATATTTTTGGTGTGCAAGTCTAGAAAATATTTATGATTGGTTTAGAAAACATAAAGCATCAATGAAACAATGGTTTTTAAAAGAAATGAATATGAATTATTTTAACCGCACCTTAGATTTTACACAAGATGCAACTCCAGATTTTCTAGCTATGCAAAACACTAAAGAACTACACACACTAATTTATTTATTAAAAGAAAAAACGGAAGAAACTTCTGATGCTATAATATTAAAGACAAAAAACAAAAAGGAATGTTGTTTATGGGAACCAAATGAAAAACAGATTCAAACATGTTTAGCTAATTATGGAAAAATGTGTATATAAGTAATTGATTGTTATCTAAAATTTGTTTTTAAAAACATCGTAAGATAAAATTATAAACTGAAAATCACCTTTTATATTTTGTAAAGTATCTAAAATTTGTTTTTAAAAACATCGTAAGATAAAA